GTAGCTTAATTTTTTTTCATCTTCTTCATCTGATGTCTCATCAAATAGCATACTAAATAAAGCGCTTTGCATTGCTGAGAAAAATAAATTTTGAGCAACACCATAGTAAACTATTTTTGATGCGTTCGCTCGCCAGTCTCCTCTTCTATTAATTAAATCAAGTGTAGCTTTTTTTGTTAATCGGGCGTATTGTAAAGGTGTATTAGCAAAAGCTAAAATTAATCTTCCAATATCCGAAGCTTGCTGTCTTGATATTCTATCTGGTCTTGAAGACTGTTGCGTTTCTTCGGCAATTTCTTGTAACTCTAGCATAGCCTGAGACTTAGCGTCAGCTTCATTCATACCCCCATCAATAAGCTGGTTTATTTTATTACGATACCAAGTAGCTCCTCCAAAAGCAATTGCAAAGCTATCGCCCCATTGTGTTGGCTTAAATCCATACTCTAGTAACTTTTTATTCATTCTTAAAAAATAATTACCAGGTTCGGAATTTGCTAAATCAGCTGTATTAATTTCTATTTTTTGCCCACCACGTCTATCTGTTAAAAAGTCTGAATTTATTAATTCTATAAAGTCAGCACTAAACTGTGAGGTATTACCAATAGCTTTAGCAAACATAAAGGGGTTATTAAAGTCCCAATTCATGAAGTTAACTATTGATAACTGCTGTAATACTGCGGATCTTATATTAACAGCCATAACGTTTGCAACAGATTGATTAAGCCAATTCATTGCGGCATTAAATTCTTTGTCTTTACCTTTTTTGCGGTTTATACCTGTTGACATTCTTTCCAAAACATTTTGCAAAGCATCAGTAAAATCGTTGCCATGCAGTTGCTTTATAAGCTTCATGTTTTGTGATGAAAAAACTTGGTCTTTATTATTTAAAAATTCTTGTAAAAATTCTGCTCTTTGAGCTTTATTGGAAACATTAGCTAAATCAGTTTGAATATTACCACCTAACCAGTCTTCTGTTATTTGCGGATAGCCCTCTTTTATTTTTGTTATTTTAGAAAGCTCATTAGCAAAAGCTAAAAGATTTTCATCTTCCATTACAGCTAATAGTAGCTCGTTTTTGTCAGTTTCATTAATGCCTAAATCTTGGCCAGCTTTATCATAATTGTAAGCTCTAATAGCTTGCTCTTTCGTATATAAACCATCTAAAATAGTTTCTTTTAAAAGACCTTTATTTTTGTATCTTTTTGAAAGCTCTTTATAATCTTTAGCTAATGAAACTTTAGCGGATTCATAAGCTGATATGCCTTTAGCAAAAGGTGTCATAATATTATCTTGGAAAAACTTCATTTGAGCTTCACCAATATTACCTTTGCCTAGGAAAGTGTATAGCAATCCTACAAAATCATCCGCTCCTGGCGGTACATAAACATTAAATTTTCTTAATAAAGACCCCTTTGTTGGAGCCTTACTTCGCAAAATGTTGTCCATTTCATCTTCTAAAGAAGCTTTAACAGGTTCTTTTGCTATTTGTGTTTTATTTTTAACACCAAGATTATTTAACATTTTATTCACAGCCGCAACATTTTGAGGCGCATCATCTGCAAAGAAAATATCATTATATCCTTCAGCAACCTTGTTGGCCATCCAAAAAGCTTTAGCTCCTGGTTTACCATCAGCTAAACCTGTTATGTTTTCAATAGGTATACTTATTCCCAAACCAGCTCTTAAAAACTCTTTTATAGCTTGAGCAGCTTCTGCGGGTCTTGCTGTTAATACAAAAACATCACGATCACCTTTTGCCTCAACTAATTTTTTCGCTAACAAAGCTAATGGGCCTTTCTGACCGTCTATAACTTTAGAAAATTCAGAAAAATCAAATTCAGCCCCAGCCTCTGTAAGTTCCCCAGAACGCGTTGCAAATTCAGTAGCACTTAATTTACCGCTGGTTCCGTCCGGAAGCGTATAAAGTACATTAGATTTGCTCTGCGCAAGCGTATCATCAAAGTCAAATACTCTTGCTTTTTTAACAGGAGCTTTTTTATTTAAAGCAGCAATTTTTGCTTGTTTTAAAACATTTAATTTATCAATTATTTCATTAGTTGACAAATCTTGGGCTTCAACACCGAAACTTTCAAGGTCTTGTTTATTCTTTTGTCTTGCTTGTTCTTGTACTTCAGCTACACCTTTTTCATTTAGTATAGCCAATTGTTTTCTTGCAGATCCTGTTTTAGCATCTGAAGCGTATACAGATTGTTGTACAAAATCTTGGTATTCTTGCTTAGTCAAGTAATCTTTAACAACATTGTATCCAGCTTCAATAGCTTTAGCTAATGTTTTACCTCCTCTATAGGCTAATTTAACAGTTCTTAATGAGTTTATTAATAAAAACGACGGTATAGCCGCAATATTAGTTTGTAAAGAACCTGGATCGCCTTGTAGCGTTCTAATAGCTTGTATTGCTCTTTCTATTAATAGCTCAAAATTATCAATAGATTCTTCATTTATTGCATCTTGTTGAGCGTTTTTAATATCAGCAGTTTTACCAGCCGATGTGACATTAAATTGTTCAGCAACTGTTTTGCCATTCCTTAACAATATAAAGCTAGGATCAATTCCTCCATTAGTATTATTAACATTTGGATTAAAATATCTAGACCATATATTGTCTTTATTAATTCTAAAGCCTTCGGGAGTTTTTGATTTATAACTAAATCTTGTTCCGTTTATTGTTATTCCAGATAATTTATTATCATCAGCTTTTAATAATGGCCCTTGAAAATAATTTTTCTTTACATATTTAAAATTACTTTTTATAGCTCCATTAGCTGCTGCTTCAAATAGATACTTTGCTACAGCCGAAGCAGGCAATGTATGCTCTTCATCAAAAAGTCTTTTGCCATTTTTATCAAACATTTGACCAATTGATGCAAATCCTACGGGAGAAGCTTTTCTAATAAAATGTCCCTGCCAAGAGGAAGTAGATTTTAATAATGGAGCAACAATAGCTGCATTAGCCAAATTTAATTCACCGTTTTGAAACATAAAATTTTCAAAAATGGTAAATATTTCTTCTAATCCAACTAATTTATTGTTTTCATTTTTAATCCATTCTTTGTTTTTAAAATCCTCTTGTAATCTTATTTGTTGTTTACCATTTACTATTTTTGTATAAGGTGTTTTTTGCTTACTAATCCATGAATAAGTATCCTTTTCTTCCGCAAAAGTGTACCCTTCTTTTTCAGCTTGATTGATCCAAGCATCTGCTTCTTTAATATTAATAAAAAATACACCTCTAGAACGAACTCGTTCTATTTTAGGTCTTTTTTCTTTAGATAGCTTTTTATAGTCTTTTTCTAAAATTAATTTACCATCTAAAGTTTTTACATATTCACCATTAAAAATTGCACGATCACTTACACCATTAAAATTTCTAAAAAAACTTTTTGGTAATTTATTAATTAAACCCGAAGTTTTAATTTGATTTAACCAAGTTTCTCTTTGAGCTGGATCATCTAAATTATAATCTTCAAATCCATATTCTGTAGCAATATCTTTCCATGGTCTATCGTAATCCGCAAATTCATTTTTAGATTTTTCAAAAGTTTGTTGAAAAACATTAAATTTTTCATTTATAACATTTAATGCTTTCTGCTTTTCAATAAATATATCTTTAATCCCATCAACATTATTGGCTAACAAATTTTCAGCTTCCGTTGCTCCTAATGATTCTGCTAATGAATTTAGAATAGCCATTCTACGATTATTAGCTTTTGTTTTATTGTTTTTAGCTAATTCAGGATTGTCAAAATAATTTTTAAATTTTTCTAACCCCACTTGTTCAAAAGCAACTTTTTTATTATCCTTAAGCATTCCAGCCTCTTCAAAAGGATTTAATTTAGCATCTCTAGCTTTTACCATAGATTCAGGGCGTAGAGAATCATATAACAATTTTGGATTGTTATTTATTAAATTGCTAAATTGTCTATTATTTTTTGTATTTTTTCCCAATGTTTCTTTTAATATGGGATACAATTCATTTTTTAAACTATTAGCAATATCGGTTGTAAATTTTAATGAATCAACCTTTTGTTTTGTTGTTGCTAATGCTAACTTACTTGCTCTTGTTATTTCATTTTTAACAGAGTCATCTAAGTTTAATTGATCAGCAATGCTGGTAGCATTAATTTCTTTGTCAAAAGATTCTATATCTATTTGTTCTTCAATAGATTGTTGTGCCGGTTCAGATTCAGCTACTTGCAAATCTTCTACGTCTCTAGTGTATTCTTGAGCTGCAATATTTTCAAAAGCATCTTTACTCATTGCTCTTACCGGTAAACCTGTTCTAGGATTATTTAAATATGCCGCTAAAGGTACTCCTGTTTCAGGATTATAAGTTCTTAATAACTTAAACATCTCAGCTTGCAAATTCATTTTGTAATCTTCAAAACTACCAATTCGTAAATCTGCTGGTATTTTAGAGTAATTATCTTTTGCAACTTTATTTATCAGAGGTGCTTGTTGTTCTAATATTTCATTAAACGTATTACCATCTATTTGATTATACGTTTTGCCATTACCTTCGTCAACAACTCTTTTTATTTTTTCATTAGCTAAAGCTTTTTCAAAAATATCTTGCGTTTTTTCAGATCTTTCAATAGAGCTTTGCTGTACTTCTTGTTGAATAGGATTTGTAAATAAAGTTAATATAATAGCTTCTGCCTTATTTTTTTGTTTTTCAGCAATTTCTTTTTGCTTTTCAGTAGACTTATAGCTTTTACTTTTTTTATCATAAAAATTATACTTAGCCTTTTCATTTAATATATTTATTTTATCTTCAGTTGATAAATTATTTATATTGCTTCTAAGTACATTTTCATTTTCAGCAAGAGAACTATTTATATCATTTATTTCTTCTGTTACTGCGTTTATTTCAGCTGGACTTGCTTTTTGAGTTTCTAATTCTTTTTTTGTATTAGTTAACTCAATTATTTCTTTTAATTTGCTATTTCTTTTTTGTTCAATATAACTAGGAATAAGTTGTTTAAATAAATCAACCTTTTTTTCTTCAATAGCTTTTTTTCTTTTTTCATTTACAATATTAGCTATCTCTTTGTCATCCCCTTCTACAAATATTTCCGCGGCTGCAACATCTTCGTCATTAGCATTTTTTATTACCTCTAAAAAATCTTGCTTAGCTAAATTTTGCTTGTTTAAGTTATATGAATTTATAGCTTTTTCAGCGCCTCTTTTAATTGCGCCAGGTAAAGATTGAGTAACCCCTGCAGCTTCCATTACTATTGATGTTGGATCAAATTCTTCGTCAGCCACTTGTTGAGCAATAGCTTCACCACCAGCTCCTCCTGCAACCTCCCCTATTGCTTCTCCAAGTCTAGGTGCTTTATAAGTAGTGCCAATACCTTTGCCAACGCCCATTAAAACAAAGTCTGTTGCTCCAATAGCAACACCTCTACCAATAGCCTTTGATCTTATGTCATTAAGTTTTTCCGGATCATTTAGTACAGCTCTAATTTTTTCTTTAGTAAGATCACCTTCCGTATATTCATTTAAGAGCTCAGCAACTTTACCTACGCTTTCCATAATTCCAGATGCTGTAGAAAAAGCTCCTTTAGCGCCTCCCGCAATACCACCTGCAAAACCGCCTATAAAAGTTCCCGCAGGGCCAGCTATAGTTCCTGCCGCAGCTGTGGCACCAGCTCCAATACCAGCGCCAACAGCAGTACCTGCTGTTAAGAGGTTTGCTGTTGTATCCCCGCGTCTTTGGTCATCAAGAACTCCAGAAAGCAAAGCTTCCTGCCCAACTCCAGCTACGCCTGCTAAACTTCCAAAAATTTGCTGTGCTGCAGCTCCTCCAAAATCTAAAGGGTTTGATATTATAGCTTTTAAATTTCCCAAAAAACCTCCGCCGTTTTCTTCCACAGCTTTCTGGTAATCCAGCATAGATTGAGTGGGTTGGCCGGTCTCATTGATTTTATTTAATCTTTCAATTGCTTTTTCAAGATTGGTATCATCAATTTCACCATCTAACAAATCAAGTATTTCTTCACTTGATCTACCCAAAGTATAATATTGGTCTATAGAAGACATCAATCCTTCGAAAAAACCTTGCTCAGGCTCTTGTTGTTCCTGCTCAGGATCAAAAGGATTGTATTCTGTACCAAAAGGATTATAATTGTTATCCATGTATATTAATTTCCTAAATTAAATTTACTTGCAAAATTCCACCAGCTGCCAGATCCACTATTTTTTGTGGTATTGTTTTTTGGGGTTTTATTATAATTTAATGGAATTGTTCTTAATTTTTGTTTATCCAAGCCCATATCATTAAGCATTGCTGGGGTTAACCCGTGCCCTGCTCCATAATATAGGTAGAAGTCGTACATGTTATTTATAGGCTCCGCTTGCTCCTCATTTGTTTTTGAATTTCTACCAACAGCATAAAGCTTTCCGTCTCGCATTTCAAAATTAACGTTAGCATTAGTATCTTGATTTAGTATTGCAATACTTTCTTCTTCAGTTGGATCAAAGTTTTGTCCTAATGCTTTTACGTTTGATTGAAAAAATCTTTGATTACTTGCCATCATTCTTTCTTGTGATGTACCACTTGCTGCTTTTGCTTGCTGCCTAGCTGCATTTTGTGCTTGTATATCAAGTTGTCTGCGTTTCAAATCTAGCTCTGCTTGCAGTTTATTTTGCAACTGAGTATATTGAGATTGTTGCATTCCGGTTTTAATAAACTGCTTTTCCATTTCAAATTCTAATTGACTTGAAAAACGCTCACCTATCATATCACCGAATCCGTTAGCAATTTCTTCTTGAGAAAAATCTTCATCACGTGGTACAAAAGCACCACCATTTATTTTTCCTTCCATTTCATCAATATCCATACCTAAATGGTCTACTGCTAAAGATCTCAACCCATTATTACCCTGCTGCTTTAAAAATTCATCAAAAGCAGTTCTTATCCCCGTGTTATATTCCTGATTATTAAGGTTAGGCGTGGGGGATTCCATTGTGGTACGCCCTGTAGCTGGATCAAACCTTTCTACAGGTGTGCTTAAAATTTTTGCTGTATCTTTTGTTAAAGACTCAAAAGAATCCACTTTTTTAATTGGCTGAGGTACTTTTTGTAACTGATTTATTGGAATGCTAAATTCTTCAGAACCATCAGGTCCATCTGTTTTACCTTGGTAAGTTAAAATTCCGTTTTCATCTAAAAATAAATTTCCTTTGTCTTCAGATATTGCTTGATAAAAGTCTTCATACATACCTTTATTAGCAGCACTTAATGTACCATTTGCTAAATCAGATTGATAATTTTGCATCATAGTTTGTATGCCTGTTGCAAAAGGTTTTAATTGCTCAACTTGGCTTTGTATGTTACTATATTTATTAGCAAATTCGTCTGATGTTATTTCGCTATTTCCATATGAAATCATTAAATTTGAAGCTTCATCTGCTAATGCATTACCGGCTTGTCTAAAATAATTATCAACAGAAGAATATCCTGAATTAGAATCTATTTTTAATGAGCTTAGTTGGTCTGCTTTAATCATTCCAACGCGATAATCTCTCATTTTATCAAGCTTTTCTTGTCTTCTTTGCTCTTTAAAACTTCTTTGTCTAGCCTCAAAATTACGCATATCAGCGTCAATTCCGCTTGAGACTGCTGTATAGTCTATTGGGCGTGTATCAAGTTGGGTTGCTAGCCTAGCTAAATCTCCCGGTCTTTTTAATGGACTGCTCATAATTAATTTCCTCCTAATAATGCTCCAATTGGCCCGCTAGCAGCGCCAATTACACCGCCAATTCCTTTTACCAATGCATTTGTTGCGCTTTGTCTCGCTTGATCAGCTGAAGCCTTTCGACTTGATCCCATTCCATATACATCTTGCATTTGGCCATATTGTGCCATTTGTTGGTCTTGTGCAAATTTAGCTTGCTGCAGAGCAAACTGATTTGTTGAAGAAGCTCCAAATTCAGCTGCTCTATTTTGGGCAGATAAATTTTGCATTCCAAATTGAGTTGCAGCTCTATACTGATCTCTTAATAGATCTTGTTGTTGACCTACGTTAAACATATTCATTTTATTTGTAGCATCAAATTGCGATAAAGCAAATTGATTTTGAGCCTGTGCGCCAAATTGTGCAGCTTGATTTGCTGCCTGTGCTCCAAACTGAGCCGCTTGATTTGCCGCTTGGGCTCCAAATTGTGCAGCCTGATTTTCAGCTGCTGCCGTAAATTGCCTAGACGTATTTGTTTGACCAACATTGAATTGTTGTTGACCAAAATCAAATTTTGAAGCTAAATTTTCTTGGGCTAGCATATCTTTTTGTAGTTGTCCCTCAGCTTGAGCCCTAATCATTTCATTTCGCTTAATATCTTTATCTATATCAGCTGTTATTCCTGCTTTTGATTTAGCAGCTGCCGCCGCTAAAGCAGTAGCTCCGCCCGCTCCTGTACCTGCTTGTGCCGCTAAGTCTTGAGAAGCTGCTAAGGATTGATCTGCTTCTTGAGCCGCCATTTCTGCCGCTGCGGTTGAAACCTGGAGGTTATTCATGGTATTAGTTAAACCAGCCGCTGCTCCTCTTTGCAGGCCAGCAACATTTGTTTGTGCTGCATCAAAACCAGTAGCACTATAACCTTGAGATTCGTATCCTTGACTTTCATAACCTTGTGCTGGACCAAGCTGACCTCCTTGTGCTTGAGCTGCTCCTCCAAGCCCTAAGCTTTCTAAAGTTGGGGCTTGACCAGTGGCCGCATCATACCCAGTTGCATTTAAGCCCTGTCCAACGTCTTTAAATTGATATTGCTGTATGCTTTGTCTAGCTCTATTAAATTCTTGATTTGCTGCTTTTTGTTCGCGTCTTCTTGCTCTTCCCCCAAAGAGAGAAGCAACGCCTCCTACTATTGCTCCCATTAGTATTTTAATATTAATTCATAAGAAGGGCTTGTATCTTTTTTAAACCCCAAATTTTCATATTTTTCTAACAATACACCAGATTTTGCCCATGCAAAAGAATACTTAAATCCCAATGAATGTGCTGTATCTGTAGTAAATTCTAATAAAAGTTGCAATGCGTCACTTCTGTCTGGTTGTTTATAATCTTTATCACTAACCATTACAGCTGGAATTGCAGTTTTACTATTTGTCTGGTATAGCCACATTGCGGCTATAGGGACATCTTTTTTTATAATAAATCCGCTTAAACCATTATCTGGTAAAAAATCTCTAGGTGGTGGATCTTGTTTGTATTTTACCCACCAAGATGGTAAAAATTCCCAATCGGAATCTTGAATTTTATTTATATTAAATTGCATATTTAGTTTGACGAATATACAGCTTCTGAATTTAAAGCAAATAATTCGGCTTTATTAATTGATTTATCTATTGGTAATTTAATGCGCGTTCGCATAAATGTACCTTTTGTACCAGAAACAAGTTTAGTGGCATCTGCTACAACAGCTCCATTAGAAACCTTATACGTTGTTTCTTCTGAAACTATTGGTGCAAAATACTTACCTTCTTTTGCCTCAAAAGGAAATTTAATTATTGTACTCATTATGCATTTTGTGTTATACTAATTGTTTGGTCCGCTACCGCAGAACCTGTTACACGGCTATTATTATATTTACTAATTGTAATAGTAGCAGTTCTTTGCGATCCAGTTGTATTATCAGATACATTAATTGTAAATGGATAGTTTGACCCTAAAAAGTTAATGCCATCAGGATCTACTACTTTTGTACCCGGAGAGCCATTTATTAACACCCAGTTTTGATTAGCGGATATTTGTATTGGCACGGTTGCTCCGTTAGAGTTAGTTATAGAAGTATCAGGATCTCCAGAGGCTGCAAATGTAATTGAAGTCACATAAGTACCTACAGACGCTGTAACTTCACCTGTTCCTGTTATTGTAGCAGTAGCTACGGTATCTTCAAATATTTTAGGTAAAACAATTGTTTTTTCTAAATATTCTTGCGTAGAGCTTTCAAGAGTAGTAGTAATATCATTACCAACAACGTCATAGCTTAACCCATGCCCATCCGGTAAGAATACTTTAGTTGTATCTGAAGCCGTCCATTTAATTGCAGCGGTTCTTCTATCCACAGTATCATAAGGCGTTGCATCATAAGCAACATTAATGGTAGTAGAGCTTGGTGTTGTTAATGTACCACTAGCAGGCGTTGCCCAAGTTAAAGTAGGTTTAACAATTGCAGTCCCACTAATTCCAATTGAATTGTTTGTTGCAACCGTTGGTACTGTAACCGGAAAGCTTGCAGTAAGCCCAGTATTTGATATAGTTATGTTGAACGGAACTATATTTACACTTCCACCCATATTACTATGATTACTACAGTAATAATATAAAGTAGGTGTTGTAGAGGTAACTACAATTTGTGTATATGCTCCAGCACTTCCAGGTGTTCCATTAGTTGTTACCCCTGTAGTATATTCAGCTCCGCTATTATGTGTACCATTAGAAGTTGTACTAAATCTTAAGGGATGATTGGTATTTGAGCTATCACTTTGATCAAATATATAGGTTTTACCTTTAGTAAGTGGCACAGTTGGTTGCTTTAAATCATCAATAGCAAAAGCATTGCTACCGTAATTTCTAACAATAACTGTTTTAGTTTCTGTACCAGATATACCTGAAACATTATATGAACCAAACGACGATGTGTTTGCTATAATATTACCTGGATCTATATAATGTGTACTTAATGGCGTTACTAATATATCTAAATCTGTATCACCTGCATTGGTAAATGTAGCTAAAGCAGGACTTACAGCTGCGTTTGAAACGGAATCCCCAACACTTATTGTTAAAAGATTTACTTCATAAATAAGATCAGCACCAGTGCCAGAAATAGTTACTGTTTTTGTTTCATCAATAGTTCCAGCAGTATAGCTTATTAAAAACACCAAATTGCCATCTGTAATTGCTGACGGACTTTGTATTGTTAGCCCACTACCTGTTAAAATAACATCAGTAATTGTATCAAATGAATAATCTGCATTTTTAGGTTTTGCAGTAATGGTCCATTGGATTACATCATTTTCTTTTGCATATATAGACCTTTCCCCTACAATAACGCTATTATCAGCGGCTCCTGATAATTGTAATGATATTAAATTATAATTATCTAAAGCTGGAGCGTCACCAACAGATCCTAAATCAGTTTCTAAAAAATCTAATTCCCACCCATCAGTTCCTTCGTAACTTATGTTATTAAAAGTTTTAATTGTCGAGGGGTTGTCATTTAATATAGGTTCAATATATGATTCATTAGAAGTTCCACCATAAAAGGTGTTTCTGTTTACGGTGTCATCGTTATGCTTCCATAATTTACCATTTTTAAAACTATAATAAATATTATTTAAGCTAATGCCACCTTCTTGTTCAAAAGATTTAAAACTAGTCCAACCTTGTGAGCCTTCATCAAATGATATTGTAAAATAATTATCAGAAGCAGTTGCTACATTTGTATCTTTAAATCCGCTGAACCCTTCACCTATAATTGTTAAATGATACAGTCCTTGGTATTCGTCATATGAACCAATAATATCTGTTGATTTTTTTAGCGCATCCCTAAAAAAGTCGCTCATACCATTTCTAGATATTTCAACTAATCCATTTTGTGATAAACGCATTACAGATCCTCGGTTTTTATCTGTAAAATATTTAGCATAACCATAATAAGCAAAAGATTTTGCTTCTTTTGAAATACCAAATTCACCAGCATAAGGCGCTATTGTTCCTAAAAATTGAGAACTTGTAGTAACAGGAATAGCTCCACCCTCTGCAGAATATATAAAATCTTTATTTACAGGTGATCTTGAAACTTTATCTTCCTGGAATACAACTACTTGTGTATCATCAGCAAATAGCTTTTGTATTGACCCATCCTGAGGGTCCAAAGAAATAGTAAGACCGCCTTCAGATTCATTAAATTGATTTATATAATTTATATTTGTTCTTGAATTAAATAAACCACTTGAATGAATTAAAGTATTAAATCTTCTTTCTTCAGCAAAGTTTTCTTTTACTAAATATGCTCTTACGCCAACATCAAATGCTTTTTCATTATAGCCAGCACGTAATCTATTTATTTCAATATGAGCACCAGAACTAAATGTTAATAAATAACAATTATAAAACTGAATATCTATAGCTGTAGTTGTTAGCCCTGATATTAGTCCGCCGGTAGATGTTTCATAAAATATATCTAAGTCAGAAATAACTGGCTCAGTTTCAAAAACACAAATACCGCTAGTAACACCGTCTGTAGGTACGGTTGCATTTCCAGAAGGGTTTGCAATAGATTGTATTTTTGTTAAGCTAGAGGTTGTTTTGTTTACGCCGTTTAAAATTTTAGGATATACAGATACATCGCATGGAGATATACTTGTTCCTGTACTTGGCGGTATAACAGCTGTTTGATCTCTAGGTATTTTATTTATACTATCCCCTAAACGCACAACTGTATTTAAAGAGGTAATACTAGAAATCCAATTGTAGTATTCTTGTTCTCTTTGTTTTACTACTATTCTATATGAATAACACCAATCTAAAGCCTGCAAAGCATTGATTGAAGCTTGAGAAAATGCTATACGCAACGAATTGAAAGCAGTAGTGCTATCAGCCTCCCCAGTAGACGCATCAATAAATACTGTATCACCGCCTGTTTCGGATAAAAGCACAGGAGTTTGCCTGCCAAATTTATCAGCTAAAACTACGCCGACCTGGTATGTTCTACGTGATTTTACAGACATAGATTCGTCTAAAGCGGCATACCTAGAAGAAGTTTCCCCAGTTCTTGTTACTGTAAAAGATAATGTTGGAATATTATAGTTTTGTAAATAATTACCGTATATTAATCTTCCGCCAGCTAGCTCTTGTGATTTAGCTTTACGTGGTACTGAGTCATATACACGTGTTAGCTGATCGCTAGGTAAAGTTTTAAATGGGTCTTGAGATTTGTAAAAGAAGTTAACAGATGTTTCTGTTGTTACAATCTTTTTTTCAACAACATAAAGAGCTCCGGATCCTGTTTCTTTATATATTAATTCAACCTTTTGAATACCATAATTTGATGGAGTTGGTACAGAAAGTTGTACAGATTTAATAGCATTAACAAATGTTTCAATTTCACCAAAATCATTTATATCTGATGCTATCGTATCAATATTATCTAATCTTGAAAAGCATACGGGCGTAAAAGGAGCCAATATACTATATTCACCATCTTCAAATTGGTATCTATAAGAAAACCTAATTAATTTATTTTCTAAAAAGTTTGATGTAATAGGATCACCATTTTCATCAACGTCGGATACACCAACAATTGTTGCCGCATTATAAGGGGCATATTTAGCTACTGATATTAAATTATCAATATCCGACGATAGATTATAATAGTTTGCGTTGTTTTTTGCAGTTTCTACGTTTATTTTTCTTGGCGGATTGCGATCATCTGTCCAAAACAATAATTTATCTACTAAATTAATTCCTGTTATTGGATAATCTTGATGAAAGTTTAAAGCCGCACTGTTTACTATTATAGTTGATTTATTTGCTTTCTGATCGTATTCAATTATTTGGTGAGAACCAGAATTAATATGGTTATACGAATTATTGTTGGTAATAAAATAATATATTTTTTCATCACCGTTGTCTCTATATTGCCCAATTGTTTTGGCATTAGATATTGCTGTGTCAACAATAAGCTTATTTCCTAATATATTTTCAACTGAACCTATATCTGAGCTTTCTGACTTGCTAACATTTATATTTAATGCTTCTCGATATTCACCGGGCTTAAGCATTTTTTCATCTAAATCGCGATTCATTCGACTCGCGTTAAAGAGTCTTTTAATTTCTGGCATATTTTAGTGTTTAATCCACTTAGACTTACCTCTTAATACTTGTGTTAATTCTTCTAACTTAAGATTATTTAATCTTAGCTTAGCATTTCTCATTTTAGCGGCTGCTTCTTTTTTATATAAAGCTGCAGCAGGTCCTCCTGAGGGTCGCAATTTAGACAAATTATAAAGCATATTAGCATAAACAGCATCTTCTGCTAGTTTAGGAACTAATACATTTTCAAAATTACCATTGTCGCCAAGGCCATCAGATATATATTGTATTGATATTAAATCGCCCTCGCTAAAAAATGAATCAAAATATATTTTACCAGCTTCTAAATCTAACACATAGCTACCATTTATATTTTGTCTTTCGGGTTCAGAACCAAATCTTCTTCCGTAAGCCGAAAGGTCCTCGTGATCGTGGTACCCATCATAATAATTTTGAAAATCTTTTGTAGTAAGAAATCTTTCAGAAGACTGGAAACGTTCCGCTGTTTCTGACATTTCATTAAATGTTAAATTCCCTTCTTGATCATACAAATATTTATAATCTTGATCCTGAGAAACAGCTTTTGTTGGTTTTACGTATTTAGCATTTTGTATTGGACGATGATTCCCGTTTGCGTCTACATACGCAATTTTAACATAATTAACGTAGTCAGAAGGCAATGATAGCTGTAGCGTAGAACTTAATTCAATTTCAATATTTTTTTCTGCATGGAATATATCATAGCTAAATTCTTGAACAGAACGCTGTGCCCAAAACGCAACTTCATATCTTGGTACTTTAGTAAGAACTTTACCATCCCCAATATAAGCAATTATAAAATTATTTATAATATCGTTTAGATGAACTCTACTATAGTATCCAGGAATCGCAGTGCCTGTTCCTCCTTCTGCTGCTGAGTAATTATCTACGTCTAAAGGTTTTCTTGATATTGCCATTATTGTTCAGTTACTTGTAATTGTTGTTCTTTTTGTTGTCCAAAACCAGCTACATCTGCTTGTTTTATAATTACACCGGCAAGAGTTAATATTTTATAAACTAATTCATTTTTTTCAGAAGAGTGTAACTCAAAGTTTAATGACTTGCTAGTAGTCCCATAATCGTCCGTAGTTGGATCAAAAACAGTTGAATCATATATAGGCTTATTTGGAACACCAGAAGCTATTTGAGAAGCTGTAGGCATTAAATAACCCCATTTAGGCTTATTTGGCTTTTTTAAATATTCTAATAAAACGCCAGTTGTTACGCTTGATGGATATATTTTTATAGCATTACCATTTATAGTATACACCGGCTGATCAGCAACTGGAGCTGTTAATGGTGATAAATTAATATATTTTAAATCTTTATGTGAAGCTAAGTCGGCATCAACGCTATTTACAGATACCACACCTATTTTATATAAATCATCAGGTAAACTCCAAAGTTGATTTGATAAAGTTAATGTAGATGAATTATAAAATATATTTATTTTTTCAGAAGTTAATAGCTCTGGATCAGAAAAATCAGTATTAATAGCTATATTTGATTCATACATTAATTGTTTATTAAAATAGCTTTCAAATATTTCATTTTGTGCTTGATCAGCTAAGTTATTAAACTCTTCGGGAGTTATATAACCTCTATTATCTTTATTAGTAATAGTAAGTACAATATTATATACTTCGTTTATATTTACCATGCGTAGATTATTAATTAGTGGATATAAAGCTAATTTCTCGCTTTATACCCTGTATCTTATGAAATTTTTTTCATAATAGACTTCATTAAATCAACACCTTCATCTGTTTTAAAGTATGCAGCTAATGCTCCATAAGGATGTTGATCAAAAGGTACAGTCATTACCTTTTTACCATTTGCTAATTTAAATACAGTGCCGTCATCAGTTAAATTTAATAAACCAATTTCAACCGCTCTATTAGCTAGGTTTCTAAGTTTTATATCTTCATCTTGAGATAGTTCAATAAATAGCTCCGGGTCATCTTGAGCAAACCTATAAGCATCTCTTTTTAATTCTTTAGAAGACATTCCAGCAACAGCAGAACCAAGTTCAGTTCTCATAATTGCTTCTAAGTGTTCAATATCTAAAGTTCTAACAAGATTTAATGCTTCTAGTTCTAGCTCTAATGATTCAACTTCGTCAGTAGCTTCTTTTACTTCATCAATCTCTGTCCAAAGCATGTTTGCTTGTGGATGATATAAAGACATTAATTTTTGTAAATTTTGTTGTTGTCTTGGCACTTCTAAAACGCCATCATAAAAAATAACGTGACCTAGAGTAGCGTATCCAGTTTGTTCATCAACAAATAATGATTTTTGATTTGTTGCATAACGTATTTCTTTATTTTCTCCGTTTTCTTCATCAAACCAAAAAAGTGGTTTTCTAATTGTATGCTTTGATTGAACGGTCCAGCTAATTGGAGCTTTACCGCCAGCTAAAACATATATTCGATCTTTGATTTCCCAGCCTTTTTCAATTTTGTGTGCTGGGGCTTTTTTTGTAGCTTCCATAATATAATATAATAAGATTAAATATAGAGGATATGGGGCAGCTTATGCCACCCCGTCCTCTAATAAATATTAAGCTTTAAACAATACGAAATTGTTAGCTCCTTGTACAATTAAACATCTTTCAGATAGATAATGCATTCTCATCTCATCAATTGGTGAGTTAGAAGCACCTCCAACAGATCCTGTAACCCAAGATTTGTTTTTTCTGTTTTCTGTTTCAGAAGCACGGTAACGTACATGCAAGAATGGTCTCTTGATGTTTTTACCAAGTACTTGATCATAAACTGTAGAAGTACCAGCAGGTACTAATACACCTTCAATATCTTTGAAACCTCCACGAGTAGAGAAATCATTTAAGTATTTCCAGTCAGTTTTATAGAAATCATAAGAACCTCTACGGTATCCAGTAAATCCTAAGTTAAGAGCCATATCCTCGCTGTTGTTGAATACACCGAAAGAAGTACCTCCTGAGTATCCACCATTTTGTTGTGCTAGGATGTCATCAATTTCTAAAGAAAGATCACGACCTAAGAAAAGCATATTTTCTTCGATTGCTCCTTGCTTATCTAATTGCTTAAGAACAGCATCAAAATCAGTTAATGCACCTCCAGAAGCTTGAGCCCCAAAGTCAGAGTATACATTACCACGAGCTTCAATAGCAGCAAAGAATCCTTCAGAACCTTTAGCAGTAGCTGTAATGTTTGAATCGTAAAAGTCTAGAGTAGCTCCAGTACCATTTTGCTCAACACCTTCAACCATTGCCATTTCTAAATAATCTTCCCAACGTAATCTATTTTCGTGCTCAGATTTTAAATACCATAAGTATCCAGAAGCTCCGTTTTCGGAAGTAACTTCAATCCATCCGATTTGAGCAGTGTCAGAACCGTTGATAGAATAATGCTCCTTAAGAATAACAGGGCTGTTATTAAATGTAGCATAGCTAGGATCTAGCTTTTCAGTAAAGTTAGAAGATCCTTTTGCAAATTCAGATCCGTAAGCAAGAGCTGTAAATCTTTCAGTATTAAGAATAGCTGGAGTTCCAGTTAAAGTTTTAACTTGGAAGTATTGTCCAGATACATTAGTTACGATACCTTTAACAACAGATCCAGTGCCTCCAATTCCAGAAGTAGCGGATGATTGTGCTTGGATCATAACTGTTTGTCCTTTACGGAAGTTAACAGCTGTAGTTCCTTGAGTTGTAATACCTAAGCTTGTTGGCTGAGAGGTAGGAACAGTAAAGTTCATGACTTGTCCACCAGAAGCAGATAAAGTAGCTGTTCCAGCAGTAGTTCCTGAAGTAGGCATAGTAGCTGCTGAGCTTAAGTAAATAATATTAGCATAACGAGTATGCAATCTGCCTTGCTCAGTCCAAATAATCTGGTCTGAAGATGAAGGCATTTCTGCTGATACCATACGAAGGAAAGATCCGATAGAACGATTTCCGTAACGCTCTACTTCTTGTTCGTATACATCAGGTAAAAATTGTTGTGCCCACTGATTAAATGAGCTGTCTGTAAAATCAATATAGTTACCAGTATAAAGAGCTTTGCTTTGAGTTGGTTGCAAAGCTGCTGGTACTCCACTTGTAAAAGCCATTGTTAAATGTTTTTAAAATTAAGTTATTTGTTCCATTTTATTCGAAGCTTATCCGAAGAATTCCCTGAAATAACTTTTATTTTTTGACCAGTAGGTGTACTGATGCTTGAATTATCCGATCTTGGTTGCATATCTATATTTTTTGCTTTTCTAGCAGCTTCTTTTATAGCATCAGCACGGCCTTGCTCATAAAAATGTGTAGCTACTTTGTCGGCATTTGCGCCAACATATAGAGCTTTATGATATTCCAACGGTTTATCAATAAAAGTTTTTTCTTTGTCCATAAAAAGCTCTGCAAAATTTCTAAAATCACTTTGCACTTCTTTTACTTTTAGCGGATTTTCAATCTTAAATCTATATTTGTCTTCACCTACCTTGAATTCAAAACCTTTAAATTCTTCGTTAAAAACTTTATTTGTTTTAAGACCAAAATCTTCTCTTAATTGTTCATTCTGCTTTAAAGCTTCTTGGTTTTCATTATAAAACTCAATAGCTTCTTTGTATTCGTCAGGAATACTAGTTTGCTTTCTTAACTTAAGATCAGCGTAGTATTTTTCCTTTGAATCATTGAAATACTTTTGAGCTTCATACATTTTTTCTTTAAATGCTAATTGTTTCGCTTTAATTTCAGAAGGTTCAGCTGTTTCTTCATCATAAGCAAACTCTTTTTGCATTAAAAAGTTTATATCTTCATTATCTAAATGAGGTTTTGTGTTTTTTAAATATTCGTATATTAAAGAAGAACTATTCATATTTGAGTAATCTCTATTAAGACTTACATAATCTTCTAAAGACCCTCCTGTTTCTTCCATAAAGCTAACTAATTTTTGAATATCTTCCGGATATTCTACAGCTAGTTGTTTATTATCTTGGACTACTTCTTCTGGCGGCTTTTGATTTTCTATTTTTTCAATAGCAGCCTCTTCTGTACTTTCATCAATTATTTTTTCTAATACAGCTACCTTTTCTTCTTCTTGGTCTTCTGTATTTTCGACCCGTACTTGTTCGTCCACTTTTTCGCTATCTCCGGATGTTTCATCCACAGATATGCTCTCTGCTTCTTGCTCTTGAATGGCATCTTCTTGTTGTTTTGGTGGGGCATCAACATTTACGCGGTAAACGCCATCGTCTTGAAACCCATAATTAGAATCTACTTCGCCACCATCAATAGCTTCTTGCAAAATAGCAGCTTCTTTTTCTTGTGTTGAAACATTTTCTGTACTTTCAACACTTTTTACTTCAACTTGTTCTTCCATAATATAATATAATATAATAATTTATTTTTTATTTTGGCTCAAATCTTGAAAGATCAAAACCTCCTAATACATCATTGCCTTTTGATTCAAAAGATTTTTTGGGTTTTTCCGTTTTTGGTGGCCCAGTTATTGATGCTTTTTTGTCTGCAATTTTTTCCTGCGTTCTTGCTTGTTTATCTGCTAATTCTTTTTGAGCTTGTAGTTCTAGCTCTTTTAATTTAACATTAAGCTCATATTCATAATACATTAGCTCTTTTTTTGTTTTAGCTTCAATTTCAAGCTTTTTAATATCCATTTCATTTTCTGCACTAGAAATTTGAATTGTAGATTCAGCTTTTATTTGAGCGGATTGAGCTTTTGCTTGTTCAATTTGTATTTGGGCTTGTCCCTGCGCTTCAGCTTGAGCAACTGAAGCTGCTTGAGCTTTTTGTTGGTCAGCAATTTCTTTTCTTTGTCTTCTAACTTTTAATAGTTGATTTGCTAACTTTATATTTTTAATTTCTCTAATATCTATTGCGTCCTCAAGATTTATTCCTTGTTGAGAAAGAGCCATTTGTATATTAGTTTCTAATAATTGCTTTTCTTGCTGATCTGGTTCTAATTCTAAAAATATACCAAAATCGTGAATATGCAAATTATTCATTTCTTCTAATGCACCTACTGTGAATTGCCCTAACGCACTTATAAAAGCTTCTTTAGTAGGATGGAACTCTAGCATATCCTTAAATCTTAATGAAATTGCTTCTGCTAAAGTATTTGTTATAAACATACTACTATCTAATATATGTCTAGTAGCAACGTTGCTATTAGCGGCTGCTAATTTTTGAACGCCCACTAAAGCTTTAGGATCTGGATCTGATCCATCACGAGCCTCGTTCAATCCAGTAATATCACGTATCATTTGTAAATACTGGTTATAAGCTCCAATAAGCAATTGAACTTGATTTCCACCTCCCCCGGGTAATTCTTGAATTGGAACTTTTCCAGGGTTAGGGTCGCCTTCAACGGTTAATGATCTGCCAATAATAGATCCCGTTTGAAAATACATATTTAATGCTTCTTGAGGATTATAGCTAGTCCCATTACCTAAATCAATTTCTGCTAAGCCATCAGCATCAATATATACCCCCGATGGAGTCATCCTTTGAATAGCTTGCTGCATTTTTAAATGGGTTAGCTGAATTAAATCAGCATAGGGAGCCATTTTAGCAACAAGAGAGTCAATTTTTCCTTTATATATTCTAGGAGCAGAAACTATATAATTCATTAAAACTTTATTCGTATTAGAATAAGGACGAATCATATTAGTCGCTTTTTCCCACTTTAATAAAGTTTCATTACCTAAAACATAAACTCCTTCATATATTACTTCTCTTGATTGAGCTACTCTTTCAAACCTTGTTCTTTTATCTTTTGGAGGATTAAATGAGTCTGGCTTTTCTATTGCTCGTGCTCCGCCAAAAGTTGTTTCTTTTATTTTGTAAACATTATTTTCAAAAGTTTTCCAATTAAAATATAATAATGTTACAGTATTATTATCTTCATCTTCCCCACTATTGCTTAAAGAATTTGAATAAGAATTATAGGAATTTCCTTTTTGTCTTATTTTTTCCAAAGCTTCCATAGTTAAATCAGGAAACTCTTTCTTTAATTCATTTATTTTTACTCTTTTAATTTCTCCAAAATAATAACAGTCTTGAAAATTTGGATCTTCTGTATAAGACCAAACTAAATTAGCTGGATCAACATAATCCAGTTTAATGCCATCTGTATTATTAAATGAATGTTTTGCTACTCCAATACCAATTACCGCTATATCGTAGTCTATACGTTTTTTTATTTCCTTATATTTATTGCTAAGAAATATATTTTGTATAGCCTGTTCCTGAGCTATCTCAATGCTTTGTTTGTATTGAAGTTGCATGTAAAGCTCAAGCTCCTCTGTATTTTGAGGGGCTTCATCATCAGGTACGTTTCTAACATCTACACCTAACGTATTTTTAATATTGTCTATTAAGCTTCTTGCGTTAATATCCCTTTGTATAGAATTTACAAATTGCGTTCTTCTACCTGTTGATATAGGATCTTGTGCAAACGCTTTTATTGAAAAAAGCCGATCTTGCATTCCGTTTACGACTATATCAACAAACTTAGGAATAATAGGCACTGGTTTCCAATCTAAATTAAGATATGATAAATCTCCATTAATAGCAAATTCATCTTTATATTTTCTTATAGATTGTTCACCTCTAGCGTATAGCCTTAGCCTATGATATTCGTCTCTTGACTGATAAAATTTTCCAGAAGAGCCGTCTTTATTGAACCAATCGCGCTCAATTGCCTTAGCTACTTTTGTACCGTATTCTATTGATTGTTTCTCTATGTCAAGCACCGCTTGGCTAGGAAATTCAATATTTGTTTTGGTGTTATATGCCATATTTATTTAATTAACACACTTTTATTTCCTTCATTCTTATATCTTGAGAATGAAAAATTAAGTTTTTTTGTTGATTTCTCTTGTCTTGGTCTATATAAATGTTTTCTGCAAGCCATTATTGCAAGGCCGCTACTAATTGACGCATCATGCGCTGTTCGTTTTGATATATCAAATTTAGCCCAATCTTCTAATGTTCTTTGAAAATACATATTTCCATAATTGTCACCAAGATTGCCAACATTTTCTTCTATATAGGATTCAATAGCAGCAGCATGCGCTTGTCGTATATCCTCCGATGTATTTGGTATACCCCCAAGTTCAGCTTCTGTTTTTGACAATGTGGCCCGCAATTTATCTGGTCGGTTCATAGAAAACCCTCTATAACCTCTTCTTTTAAAATGATATAGTAATCTAGGCTTGTTATTTTCTGCAAGTATTGCCATGCCATAAAATGCCGTAGCCATTAATACATCTTCAAAAAATATTTCAGCTGTTTGAGGCCTAGCAATATATTCTAAAAAGAATTTGCTTGACGGAAAATCTGGATTCATTGAAAACGTTGTTAAGCCGTGCAATGCTCCATTAGAACCGCCTCCCCCAACTGTACCTGATATATCGTATGAGTCGCATCCAAAATAACCAAAGCCTTCATTGCCTGGATATTTTATTCCATTTTTTTCAATTACATTATTTCTTAATTCAGCTTTTGGTAACCAGCTTACTAAAAATCTTCCATTTCTATTTGGTGTCCAAATAACTTCTGAATCTTTTATACCGTTTTTCCAAGAAAAACTTCCGCGAACAACATAACCATTCATTGCCATTTCTTCATTATGGTCAATCTGTTCGTATATTTTTGTTAAATTAAATAATGAATTTAAAGTTTCATCTCTAAATGCATGCTTTTCGCTTCTTGGAAATTGTCTGTAATATTCATTTAAAGCATCTGCATCATTTTTTAATCCTTCAACTTCATTTTCCCAGTGTTCAATAACTCCTGTAGTGATAGTACCCCCGCTAATTCCTTCAACCGCTTTTTGTGGTGTATTGAAGACAGGGTAGCCATACTTATCAATGAATCCTTCGTATCCCCATTCCATAGGTATGAACAAAGCGTATAATCCACTTGTAGTCTGGCCATTTTTATTTCGTTCTCTAACATCTGAGCCATAATAAAGTTTTTTAAAGTTATCGCCACCTTTGTCTAAAGCGTTAGACGTAGAGCCCATCATACATTTGCCAACAACTCTTGCACCTAAACGTAAACACGTTTTAGTTACTCGCCAGTTATTTAATATATTATCTGGTCGTTCCCATTTGCCGGATTCATCATGTACTAATAAAATTAATTTTTCCCCATCATAACTATTATCTCCAGTATTTTTCCAGTCTATTGTAGTATCAAGTCCCTGACCCACTAGTTCGTCATCATTTTCTTTAAATGAATTTCTAGTAAGTCTTCTTGATGGAACCTTATATGACAATTCTGTTTTAGGCCGCTCCATACCATCTTGTATTGGCTTAAAAAAGAAAGGATAATTAATAGATATTGGAACTACTTTATCGGTAAACATTTTTTTTGCGTCGCCTCCTGTCTTTGATAAAATACCAAATCTTGAATCTCTTGAGGTTGTTGCAAGATTAACTGTTTCTGACGATGCCATGAAGCTAAAGCCAGACCGTCTATTTTTGAGGTAGCACATTCCGTAACATCTATCGTCTGCTTTACATGCTTCCCAGAAGTAATAAAATATCTTGTTTGCTTGTCTAAAGTCTGGTGCTCCAACATCAATCTTTGTCCAATTGAGGTACATATAATGTGACCCTGTAATATAGCAGGGTTCGCCATTACACATAAACCAATAGCCATCATTGCGCCTATTAAACTCAGTATCAATATACTGGTAGTAGTTTTCTTTAACTTCTTCTGGCTGATGTTTAAAATCGTGTACAGATTTAATTTTTCTTAATGATTCTGGTCTTTCCCTTCTTTTAAATACCTGATCTGCTTTTTTTAAATTTTGACCATCTATTTTTTCAGGGGTTTGAGGTATTGCTACCTTAAGACCTTGAATCTCATATATCTCACCAATTGTACCGTCTTTACTTATTATAACACAATCAAGATCTTCGTTATAACCGTATTTGTACTTTTTGCCTTTATTATTTTTTTTAACCTCTTTGGTGTCAACGTGGTCTATAATTATATTGTAGAGTGTTTGCTTATACATTATTTTATTCTATCTTCTACACCTAAAAATTTTACAGACTCTTTTTTTGATTCTTTTTGGTTTTCTTCGCTAAGGTCTTCTATTTTTTCAATTATTTTAAATGAATCTTCAATTGCTGCCCATTTTGCTTGAGCAGCTATTTTTGCTTTTTCAGGTTCTAATTCAGTCAAATCTATTCTTTGGCGTATAACCTTGTCAAGTTCTTTTAATGCAACTTCAGCCGCTTCAATTACTTTTTTGTGTCGATCCATATTTAATTGTTATATGATTTGATAAAACTCTATATAATTTTTGATCTTCTATATTAAACTCGTATTCTGAATCAGGTGTAAACCCCACTACGTCTCCAATAGCAAATCCTAACGCGTCCAAATGCTTGTTGCTATACACAAGCTTCCCAACTAATTTTTGCTCAAGCTCAACAGCCCATTGTGAATCTTCTTGTAATGGCGCTACAAAACAATAATCATCTAAACATAGCCATTCATCATTTCTTTTATAGGCATATATTTGTTCCGGCGAAACCATATATTCTCGGTCATTTAAATAGCTTGATGAATTTTTTTCGTTACCGCGTATATCAATCCATCTTCTAAATACATTGTGATGTAAAATTACTTCATCGCCTTTTTGAATAGGTGTAGGCACCATTAGTGGCGTTGCCATAACACGACCTACTCTATTTGTGAACATATAATCTCTTTCTGTTATTTCAGTATTTAAGATCAGCTTTTGTCCTTCTACGTCTGTAGAGTTATTATATCTTTGATTAGAGTAAATAATAAAATTGTAAATTGAGCGCATTAGTAATCTAGATTGTATTCAACTGATACAGCCATATTTTTATTAAAATGTTTCCAGGGCAGCACTTCATCTGATTTCTTAATAAAGATATTATAAGAACCTTCTTCTTCTATAATATCAGATATTGTATGTCCTCCGTAAACTTCTTGACCAACCGCATAATGCATTGCTTCATTCTTATAATCTTGGCCAATTGATATTTTTCTAATTAACTTCATTTTAGTAAGTCCAAATTGTTGTATCAGGTGCCCCTGGATAACCTATACCCACATGCACAAAGTTGTTTTTTCTTGATATGCCTATTCTTTTAAAACCTACCTCTATAGCGGCTTTAACTAATTTAAAGGTGGCTTCGCCACCCACACATGCAATATCCACGGCCGCTCCGTGAGCGTGTTCGCCGGGTTTTGCTTTTTTAGCTTCAATAGGATGATCTGGGCTTCTATAAGTAGAGGTTAATTTAATTGGAAAACCATAAGCTTCTCTTAGATTATCAAGCATTTCTAAAAGCTTTGGATTCATTTTATTGAATTCATTAAATTCAGATTCATTAAAGTATTTCATTATATTACTTTTTAAGTTTACTATGTATGTTAATTAAAGTATAAACAATTGTTAATAATAAAACCCCTGTTTGTAGCGCGGGATTTAAACCTTCTGCCAACGGCGAGCTTGCTAATAATGCTGTTATATTTATACCGTATATTTTTAAATCTGTCATTTGTGTCTGTTATTACCCATAATCTTTTCAGCGCCGCGAGATCCAAAATATCCTATGAATACAATTGTCATCAATTCTTTTACTGTATCTAATTGCTCTATTTGCATATACCATCCAATAACAAAAGCTACTGTTAAAAATACTAATGTTAATGGTCTTACATTTGCAGCCAACCAAGATCCTGATCTTGCGTCAGCTACCCAACGTTTTGTTATGCCGTCAATTTCTGTTCTTTCTAATTCTAGTTTTTTAAGTGCTAATTGCTTGTCAGCATCTGACATTTCAGAGCCACCAATAATCGCTTGAATAACACTTCCAACCGGTGTATCTTCTGCTATTGCACCCACCACGGATGGTATTTTGTTTAGTAAAAATTTGCCAACCGTGGTGTCTTTAAATTTCTTTTTCTCCATTTTAAGTTGTATATGTTCCTGAAGATTTAAAAATTAAAACTGTGTCAGTACCGTCGGTTAAAACCACAGGGCTTCCTGTTGTTGTTCCTGTATAAACTGAGGTAGGCATTTTAAGTATTACCACCCCACTTGACCCATAGGTTTTGGTTCGACTAGTTAATTGATCTGAAGCTGCGCCTGCTCCTCCTGAATTTATTAAAGAATCTCTCGCTATGCCACTCCCATGTAAAGACGCTCCCCCGCCTAAACCAATAAATACAGAACTATTACTAACTTGATCGTAGCCTCCACCACCACCACCGTAATAAACATTTCCTCCGCTTACTTCTCCAACACTTTGAGCATTTGCATTTGATGTAGATATAATAGAAGATATAGTACCATTACCACCACTACCGGGTCCTAATGAATTACCAGCAAAAGCGGTTCCACCTCCACCACCACCCATCTGATAGCTGGCGTTGCCTGTGTTATCTCCAGGACCCCCGTTGCGCCCTTGACCTGCTGTTCCTAATCCAACAGAGGCTGTATGATAGCCACCTCCACAGCCTCCATTTCCAGGAGATCCACTACCACCTCCACCACCTTTACCTCCTCCTGTACAGGTTACCGCAGTAAAGTTAGAATTAGCAGAAGTTATAGAAGAATCGTTACCATTAGAATTTACAGTCCCACCAGAACCTACTGTTATAGTTAAAACGTCATTACTTGACGCGGTTATTGCGGACTCTGCAGCTGTGCCGCCACCCGAATTGTCTACAGAAGATCTAAAGCCGCCTGCGCCACCGCCTCCTGAATATCTTCCAGCCCCACCTGTTTGTCCTCCGCCTGCTCCGCCAGCTTGAACTAAAAATTGCAAATCAAATTGAACTAGTGTAATCCCTCCTGTTGTTAAAAATCTTCTACCTAATCCCATAGTTTAAATAGTTGAGTCACTCGCAAATGTAGCAATTGAATAAAAGAAAACAGGATCTGTTGCAGAATCATCCACACACTCAATTTGCAAAATACTAGATATAGTGTTATCGTAGTCAATAGCGCCAATTTTGTTAAAAGTGTTTGTTGAACTACCTTGTGCATCTAATGTAACTGATTGTGCTTTCAATGGATATATCGAAACAACTTGGCCCTTTTTATAATTTGACAAATCAATTGTATATGCACCAGTTAAATCGCCACTTAATTTAAAGCTACTAGCAGTTGAACAATCAAAAGAAACTGTTCCTGTTAATGTTGTGATTGACGCTTGTGCCGTATATCTAGCTTCTAAATTTGTGTGACCAACTGCATTGGCGGCTATTTTTGTACCGTCTACTGAATTTGCAGCAAGCTGCGTAGTGTCTATTGATCCATCCGCTAACTGTGTACTGTCCACCGCGCCATCAGCCAACTTTGTAGAGTCTACTGCTCCATCGCTTAATACTGCCGCGGTTACTCTAGTTAATGCCATTTTTTATTTTTTAATCTGTTATTAAATCCCAACTTGTCGTTTCTTCATTCCAAGTATATTGTTGCCCGTCATCTGGATAAGATACTGGCGCTTCCCATAAGCAACTAGTTTCGTTCAATACCCAGCTAGCATAAAATTTTGGTGGAATAAATGCATCTCTACCTTCATCATAAGAGTAACCTATGCCCGCATAGTTTTTTCTAAGTGCTTTTGATTGATCAGCTGATGCAATTCCATTTGTATAATGAACTCCTCCATGAGTATTATAAGATGTTTTAATCCATGTGCCCGGTGAATCATCAACAAAATTATCAAAAAATGATGCTTCTGCTACAATTACTTTAACTACTTTTCCTTGGTTTATTTTTGCGTAATTCGCCATATTTATTCAGCTATTAAATCCCAGCTTGTAGTAGATTCATTCCAAACATATTGTTGTCCGTCTGTTGGATATGCAGTGGGTGCTTCCCATAAACAAGTAGTTTCGTTTAGCATCCAGCTATCGTATGGTTTTGGTGGAATAAATGCATCACGAGTTTCATCGTACGTATATCCTATACCAGCGTAGTTTTTTCTAAAGGCAACGCCACCACCAGAATGTACTCCACCATATGTATTATAAGAAGTTCTTTTACAAACTTGTTCTCTAATATTTCCGTAGTGAATTTCCCAATTTGTTGGTCCATCCGTTTCTTCTTTACCTACTATCACTTCAGTAACTACGTTTTGCATATTTAAAAATGCGTAATGTGCCATGTTTATTTTATTTTATATAGTTGTATAACTACCACCTGATTTAAATATTAATATTGTATTTGATCCATCTGTAACTACTGTTCCTCCTGAATTTCCAGATGAATTATAATCTGAAGTAAGCATTTTTAAGATAACCAAACCAGAGCCTCCATTTGCTCCACCAGCAGTACTAGTTCCACCTCCGCCAGCTCCACCACCAGTATTACTGGGTGAATTAGTTGGATTTGCGTTGTTAGTTCCATCACCACCCCCTCCATAACCACCAGTTCCTGGTGTGTTTGATCCACTTTCTACTCCACCTCCACCACCTCCAGCAAAATATACTGATGATGATGCTACCTCTCCAATAGATTGCGCAGTAGCAATGCTAGTTGAAATTATGTTTGTAGTTATACCAGCACCTCCGCTACCAGCTACTGAGCCAGATGCAAGCGTACCAGCCGCTCCAGCTCCTCCTCCACCCCCTCCAATATATCCAGAGCCAGTACCTCCATCAGCACCAGCGTTTCCATATCCAGTTAAAGGTGATGTGCTTGTTTGTGTAGATGTTCCACCACTAGTATCAGTGTTATTTCCAGTATAACCACCCCCGCCACCACCAGAGCCACCATTTGCGGCATCGTTGCCGCTTTGATGTGTTCCACCATAACCTCCACCATCGGCTGTATAAGTTCCAGAAGTTCCGCCTGTTAAAACTATTTTTGATAAAGAACCGCTCGTTCCTAAAGATGGATATCCGCCAGTAGCTTTACCTCCACCACCACCAACAGTAGTAGTTAGTACAGTAGCTGTAACTGGATCTAAAGAAAGTGTTCCAGTTTGCACACCTCCAGCACCACCTCCACCACTTCCAGCACCTCTTGAACTTCCACCACCACCACCAACAATTAAAACTTCAATATCAATATTAGGTACAATTTCAATTAAGGAGTCAGCGGTTTCATTATTAGCATTGTAAGCTATCCATCCCTGAGTGGAATCTACATAGACCATAGATACACTACCTCTTTCGTAATTTATTTTAACATCATTTGTAGAGCCATTGATGTCATCAGAAGATGTTATAGTTATGTTATTTGTATCAGCTGTACCAGCATAATCAACAATGATAATTTCATCACCAGCACTAGGCGAACTAGGCAGCGTAACTGTAATTGCAGCACTTGTAGTATTTACAAAGTAACCCTCTCCAGCAACTGCTGTAAATGCAGCAGTTTTAGGCGTAGCTTGCCAGTTAGTACCTAAAGACCCATCAATTAAGTCTGTTATTAATTTTGTTAATGCCATAATTAGCTAAATGTTATTGTTCCAGTTCCAGCTGTAAATGTGGTTATTTTATCTGATCCCGATGTAGTTGTGCTTCCTGTTAATCCAGATCCTATTGTTACTGTTTTAGTATTTGGATACTTAATTATTACAATACCACTTTGACCAGATTTTGGAGACGTTGCAGTACCACCACAACCAGAATTAGTTTGTCGCCAATTAGAGCCAGACGCGCCATTTGAGGCTAAAGAATAACCCCGTTTACCACCGCCACCGGCAGAAAAATATACGCTTGATCCTGTAATAGTTGATGCTTTAGCATCACCTCCAGCGGCACCTCCTGCTGTAGCGGTTGATCCTATTGAGCCTGCGCCGCCGCCGCCTCCACCACCTAGTCCGCTGCCACTATTAGTTCCTCCTCCAGCATATCCTTGAGTTGGACTAACAGCAGCTCCGCCTGAATTAGCTGCATCATTACCACCGCCTCCACCACCAGAGCCGCCATCTAATCCGTCTGTATCAGCTTTACCGCCTCCACCCCCACCGGTAGAAGTTACCGTTGAAAAAACAGAGTTTGACCCCGTGCTTCCATTAGATGAATTATCACCTGCAGCCGGTCCACCAGCTCCTACTGTAATTGTATAAGTATCTACACCATTGTCATTAACTTCTAAAGCGGTTTCAGATGAAGCTCCTCCTCCATTTCCATCGGATGATATAGATGTTCTAAAGCCACCACCGCCGCCGCCACCGCCGTAATATATATCAGACCTACCCATTCCGCCGCCACCAGCAACTATTAGGTAATCTATTGTTAATGGAGTATTAACTGTTAATCCAGATAAAGTTAAATCAGTATTTAAAGAATCTTGGCTTGGAAATACACCGGATAATGTGACTGTTAATACATTATCAGCTCCAGATCCACTAAGACTTTGGGTTGCTGTTATTCCAGTGGGTAGACCCGCTATAGTAGCTGTGCCACTAATTATTTCGCCAGATTTAGTTGCTGTAAATGTTGTTGTTGGAAACGCAGTTCCGGCTGCTCCTTGTGAACTTTGAGGTGAGGGTTGTGTATATGTAAGACTTTGTCCTGTTGGAGTATTCCATGAAACAGTAAATTCCTCTGTATTACTTCCCCATGACATCCCCCCGTTTCCGTCACTAACTAAAACTTGACCTGCAGTACCGTCCCCGGTTACTCCATAAAATTGTGCTGCTTTAGGTTTTGTTTGTGCCATGATTAACTAAATGTTATATTTCCAGTTCCAGCTGTAAAAGTTGTAACTTTATCTGTTCCAGTTGTTTGAGTAGTTCCTGTTAAACCGCTACCTATTGTTATAGTATATGAATTTGGATAGCGTAGTATAACTACTCCACTACCTCCTGCGCCGCCAGCCCTAGCTGCATTTCTACTTCTAGAACCACCACCACCACCACCGGTATTATTTGTTCCATCACTACCTACTTCTGGAGCTGCTTGACCACCATCTCCTCCGCCGCCTATACCACCAGAGCCGCCAACACCATTATAACCTCCACCGCCGCCACCGCCAGCAAAAGATTCAGATACTCCAGTTATTGACGTAGTTAAACCAGCACCACCATCACCACCAACATCAGATGTAGATGAATTTGATCCTAAAGCTGCAGCACCCCCGCCACCAGCTCCTTGGCCAACTGATGTTCCTGAATTATAACCTTGAACTACAGGAGAAGTTACAGCTGATCCACCAGTGCCACTAGAAGATGCTCCCCCACCAGAACCACCATCTTTTCCATTAGCGTCTGTTTCTCCTCCAGCTCCACCACCTCCAGTTGAAGTTATTGTAGAAAACACAGAATTAGAACCATTACTACCGCTGGTAGCCCCAGAAGTAGTGGGACCACCATTACCTCCAGCTCCTATTGTAACTGTGTAATTTGTTGCCACAGCAAGAGATAAACTGTTTTCTGAAGAGCCACCCCCACCAGTTGTTGAACCATAAGAAGTTCTTAAGCCGCCAGCACCACCACCACCCCCGCCATTAGCATTAGTAAACGCGCCGCCGCCGCCGCCACCTCCACCAGCAGCTACTAAATAGTCTACTGTTAAAGGTAAATCAGGAGCTAGCGCATTGCTAGATTCATTCGCGGCATTGTAAGCCACCCAACCTTGAGTAGCGTCAATATAAACTATAGCAACACTACCTCTTTCGTAATCTATAAATACATCACCACCTGCACTATTAATGTTATCACTAGAGGTAATTGTTATTTTATTTGTATCAGCTGTACCAGCATAATCAACTATATGCACTTCATTTCCTAAACTAGGTGAACTAGGAAGTGTGACTGTTACCGCTGAGCTAGTTGTATTAACAAAATATCCTTTGCCAGCAACTGCTGTAAAATCTGCAGTTTTAATTGATGATTGCCAATCAACACCTGCTTCAACAGATGAAGAAATAGTAAAATTATTTGTTGAATTTTCTGTAATGCCAATACCAGTACCAGCTGTTAAATCTACTGAACCTGAACCTACACTGGCTATAAATTGATGTTTAACTTCAATTGTTGAGTTGTTTGGTGGAGCGGTAGAAAACGTTAAAGTTTTGCCAGATAAGCTAAACGTATCTTTTTGTTGATATAAACCATTTATATAGACATCAATTGCATTTTCATTGCTAGGGGTAGATGTTAAAGTATAATCTACTTGTGAACCAGTGCCACTAAAGTTGTCAATATCTATAGTATCAGGGCGCATTGAAACTTGCCCAACAGTTATTACCTCTACTGAATATCCACTTTGCGGTGCTGTTGTAAAAGTAAGTGTTGTTCCGCTTATGCTATACGTGCTTTTCTCTTGATATACACCTTGTAAAAAAACAAAAGATGAATCTTCTTCAACTGATTGAGTTAGTGTAAAATCTGTTTGTGATCCTGTACCTGTAAACTGATTACTATTTAAAGTTGAATAAGTTGCTGGTACAAAATGAACAACTTCAATGGCACTCCCATTAGGTGGTGCGGTGGAGAATGTAATGGTCGTGCCAGAAGTTGAATAATTGTCTTTAGACTGATAAACTCCGTCTATGTATATTTGTGTAACATTTTCATCTGTAACGTCATTAGAAGCTGTAAAAGCAACTGTAGAGCCGTCACCTGTAAAGTCATCAGTATATACTTTTGATAATACAGAAATAAAATGTACTATTTCTACTTTTGAATTAACAGGAACACCTGTACTAAAAGTTACAGTTGATCCAGACGTTGTATAATTATCTTTTGATTGATATACTCCGTCAATATAAACTTGTGTGCTAGAGCTTGATGTTATCTCAGAAGATATTACAAAAGCTGTTTGATTAGCAGTTGCAGTAAATTCATTTGTTTCAATGGAAAGCTCATTGCCGCCACCTGCGCCAGTAGATGCAATCGTAAGGGTATCTGTTGTAGCATCTGTAGTTAAAGTAATATTGCTACCTGCCGCTACATTTAATGTATCAGTAGGGCCATCGGCTACAATATCACTTTGTCCTGATACTGCAAAAGTTTTAAACGCCTCTGTTACTGTACCGCCTCCGCCTCCAGAAACGGTTGCGTTTTTCCAATAATTATTTGTAGCATCCCAAACTAATGATTGACCATCTATTTTAGATGATGTAGTTACATTAGATATGTTCTCTACGGTATGACTTGTAGCTGTAGCAACACCACTTGAATTACCTAACCATAATTGATCTTGAGGAATATTTGGAACATCATTAGATCTTCCTGCACCAAACACTTCAATACTACCGTTAGAACTATGTACTTTAATAATCTGACCAACCCTTTGTATTAAGGCTGTTCCCGTTGGTTTTGTACCTGTAAATGCACCACTACTACCAACCCATATAGGGTCTCCTTCAGTATAACCTGACGTAGAAAATCCAGCAGCTCTACCAAAAGCAACACAGTTTCCTTCTGCTTGATCAGCTATAGTATCTATTAGTATACCTATAGCAGGCATTGTGGACGAAGCACTATTATCAGCTACGTCTACTTCTAAAACATTTCCAGAAGGGGGAGTTGCTGTTGGGGCTACCCTTACAAGCGTTCCGGGACTAAGCGATCCTCCGGATACATTCTTAACAGTTAAAAGTATTTTAAGTGCAGATTCCGCTTCTCCTGAAGCATCAATAGTTACTTCAGAAGCACTATTTCTAGTTAAAGTAACATTTGTACCTGCTGTTAATTGAACAGTAGAATCTGTTCCAGAACCAGCATCCAATAATAAATCAACATTATCACCATCTTGTGAGGCACTAAACGTATAAGTATCCCCCTGAGAACCTGTACCAAATTTGGTATAGCTACCCATTAAAGAATGAGCAGTACATTGGTAATAAAGTATAGGAGGCGTTGAAGCTGTTGGTATTATTTGAGTATAAGCTCCTGATGATCCAGGTGTTCCAACTGTTGTTACGCCAGATGTATATGATGTAGTTTTTGCCGCGTCCTCATAAAAAGCCAAAGGATGCCCTGTATTAGAGCTATCTGACTGATCAAACTTATATGTATTACCAGGAGTAAATTCCAAATAAGGGCCTTCTACGCCATCTATGGAATACCCATTTGTACTGCCATTACCAAATTCAGGGTGCGCAGCTGTTTTTGTTACAACTGTTACTTCTAGCGTTTGGGCATCATCGCTATGTGCTATAGCCCTGTGTGCCGAAAGCGCTAGTGGCGATTTGAATTTAATGCCCATAAGTTATATTTTCTGAATTAATATTTTTATTGAGTTGGTTGCGGGTGCTGTTGAAAAAATTACATCAACTTGAGATGTGCTTGTTCTTACTACATCCGCATAAACGGTTTCATTAGTAGAAGCATCAAATAATTGTATTATTAAATCTTGGCTATTTAAACCATGTGTTACAGGCACAGTGGTCAATGAACCATTACCTATTAAAGCTTTATATGTTTTTGTTGCAAGTGATACAAACCCAGATGTAACATCAAAATCTGCTGAGTCATATCCAGCAATACCTTTTACTGCTGCGCCTGAAGTTGCGGCTGCAGTAGCTAAATCAACATTAGACTGTACAATTGTAAAGTCTGCTAGTGTACCACCAGTTGATGCTGCAATTGCTGTTTCAGCAATAATAACATCACCAATACGAACTTGCTCTGTAAAAAAGGTTCCATCGGCGGTTACTGTATAAGTATCACCTTTAGCAATTTCAATATTAGAAGCAGTATCTAAATCAGGCGTGTTAGTGCTGGCGTCGTAGCCACCTTTGTATTCTAATAAACCAGTAGCGATTGTATCTACGTAGTTTTTAGTTGCTACATCCTGAGCATCGGTTGGATCTGTAATATTTTGAATACGAGCATTAACACCTGTGGTTACAAAATCATAAATCTGATCACCCGTAGCTAATTCAACTCCAGCATTAGTTACCGCTCCTGTGACTATATCAACATTAGGTATAGGACCACTTCCGTTGGTAATTGTTAATTGATCTGCTGTAGCTGTTGTAATTTCTGTTATATCTCCCCCTGCAGATAACCAATCCGTACCATTATAATACTTAAGAACATTATCTGTTGAATTATAATATATCTGACCAGCTACTGCACCTGATGGATCTGAAGCTAATACCTGTATTACAGCGTTTTGTAACTGATTTTTAGACAGGTCTACATTATTTAAATATTTTATTGCCATTTTTTTTTAGTTTAAGTAAGCCTTTCCAGAAAAAGGTGCGGAAAAATTTATTGTTAAGTTATTTTCGTCTGTATATGTAGTATTTCCGTATACTACATCATTAGCGCTATCAATTACCGTAACGCTTGGATATTTTTCTAAGTTATGTTGTATTGTCCAAGTAGCAGAAGCGCTTGATTGTGTAAAAGTAAAAAATCTATCTGCAGTTACTAGACCTGTATTAGCTATTGTTATTGATGATCCTGTTGGATCACCTGAGCTTCCTTTATGTAATAATGTAAATAAATAAGCATTTGATAATGCTGTTATTGCTGTTATTTCATACGCTCCATAGCTGGTAGCCGCTGACTCACTTATATCAGTTATTTTAATAACTTGATTTTGAAATAAGTCTACTATAGGCGCTATATCAGTAAGATTTACATTATATCTTGAAATAGCAATACCCGTAATATTAGCCCACCCATATTGAGTTGGAGCTGTAGGATCAACTTTGTATCTAAAATTACCTGATGATATTGCATTATTGTTATAAACACCCGCATAATTATATTGGAACCCTAGCTTTGAACCATCTGCACTTCCTGTTTTAGAAAAGTACTGACCTATGGTTTCAATTTGATATGAGCGGGTTGCGTTGTTATTGCCTACATCTGTTCCTACTAGTTTATCCCCACCAGTGATAGTGGTATCTAAAGGATACTGTTTTATTCTAGCCATTATGGATATAAATTAGTTGTAACCTGATCTGATGTAGAATAACAGCTTTGCTCATATATGTATATATTTGCATATACATAATCTGGAGTTCCTGATGTTATTGTTGCTGTAAATGATGTGCTACCTCCAGTATTAGCTACAGTTTGTGTTCCTGAATAGCTAAATGTAGTGCCTACAGCATAAACATCTGCTGAATAATAATCAACTTTTGTAGCATCTGAGGGAGCTGTAAAAGAAACTGTAAATTCAGCTCCTGTTGCCCATCTTAAATTACCATTAACAGTAGTTGTTACTCGTACTGTATTTGTAATGCTTTTTGTTATAGAAGGTGTAAATGAAACAACACCTGTTCCACCGTCTTGAGTAAATCCGTCTGATATATTAGAAGCTCCGCCTTGTATTGTTGTAGAATTTGTAGGCGTTAATGTTGTTGTAATTGTTCTATTTGAACCCGTGTAACAAGGAGCCGTACCATTTGCACTAATTACTATAGGCTGGTCATAAGGAGACGTAGCTAATATATAAGAACCAGCACCGTCGCCTGTTAAATCATAAGTAGCACCGATTTCACCTGTAACTCTTAAATATCTAGTTCCGCCACTTGCTGCTAATAAAGAAGTATCTGTATAAGCAGCACTTATTATTTCTCTTTGATTTGGATATACAATATTATGCCCAACATATGCTCCGGTAACAGTATCAATACCTAATTTTAAATCGGATATATTTTCATGTTGTATATTAGAAGGCATATTATGGTATTATAATATAAAATGTATTAGCGTCATAAAGATCTATTTGATATCCTGTAGAAGCAGCTGATGTATACGCAGGAGTAAAATCTATTGTAACAGAAGTCCCATCGGGCACTGCAGAAACAGTTCCTTGCGTTCTTGTTGTATTTCCTGATGTGCCTGTAACATGAACAACATCATTTACTGTAAAAATAGATGATGATGTAACGGTAAAAGTTACAGAAGAAGCAGCTGATGGATTACCAGTTGTTGTTGCACTGGTTTGTTTTAAGCCATCATATTGAGCCTGTGTACCTTTCCAAAAGCTTAATAAAGATTCTGAATTAGCATTCGCTGCATCATAGTATGGCTGGCCACCTATTATGTTTGTTAAATTTGCCATTTTTTATTTTTGATGTTTTCTTATTTGTTCAAATACATTGGCTATTACGGGATCTCCTATAAGTTGTATACCGTTTTCAAATTGCAATAAAGGTAATTGTACTGAAACAATTCCGTCATAGCTAGGTTCGCTTATGTCTATTATTTCTACATTAATACCTTTGGTATTTAATGCTTCACAATTCCCGTGCCCTTTTTTTATAAATAATTTCATTTAATTAAATTTTAAAATTATGCAGTGTAAGATCCGCTTCCAGTCCACTGGATTATTGTATCACTACCTGATGTAGAAGTCGTATAAGTGCCTGTTGGAGTTCCTAAACTAGAAGTTGGTACTCTTAAAATAACAGTTCCTCCATTACCTGATTCCTGCGTGCCTCCTTGAGCAGAACCATAATTATTAGTGTACAGCTGGCCTGAACCAAATCCAGATCCATAATAATAAGTAGATCCTGTTATTGATACAGCCAATGCCGTTCCTGCAGTTCCCGTAAGTGTTCCGCACCCACTGCAAGTAGCTACATCTCCACCCGCAGAAGCTGTTCCTCCTCCACCGGCACGAGCCTGTCCGTTTCTAACGTTGTTAACCGAACCACCGTCAAAACCTTCATTAGCATTACCATTACCGCCAACTTTGGAATGATAGTCTAGATTAGTTGACCATGTTCTAGCACCTCCTCCACAGCCTCCGTCGGCTCCGTCCATTTCTCTGTACTGTAAGTTTTGATTAGTTTGCCCGGGATCTGGGTGAACCGTCCAACCGTTTGCACCACCTTCAACAGATTTATTAATTGACCCACCAACAATGCTAGCGTTACCACCTTTTTTAGAAAAGTATGTTATTCCTGAACCTGTATTCCACGTATAAGATTCAACAACAGTATGTCCCGCTATACTTATAGTATAAGTTGTTCCTGCTTGCAAAGAAAGCTGACTTTCTGCGGCACTTCCTCCCCCTGAGGCAGATCCCCATGAGGTTCTTAATCCTCCTGCAGCAGATCCAATATTGGTTCCACCACCTCCTATCATTAAGAAATGTGCGTCATAATTTGTAGAAGCAGTTAAACCTGTAATATTTAATACAACATTAGTATAGCTACTGTCTGGATATGTTCCAGTTAACGTAATAGTAATAGTGTTGTTTAATCCGCCTCCGCTATTTGTTTGACTTAATACAGTTATACCAGGTGGTAATCCAGAAACGCTTGCAGTACCTTGTAAATTATATCCTGCGGATGTTATTGTTAAAGTAGTTGTAGGTATAGAAGCTCCTGCATCTCCTGTTGAAGTTTGAGGTGATGGTACTGAATAGGTATATCCTTGTCCTGTAGGAGTGCCCCATGAAACGGTTGTTTGGTTTTCATAAAACAAATTTGTACCCTTGTATCCATCTTCAACCTCAGTAGTCCCTTTATATAAGTTTCCCCCGGTAATCTCGCTAGTTCCTTTATATAATGGCATTATGCTAGTACGAAATAGAGTGTATTTGCATCTTTAGAACCAATAGCGGCGTATTCAGCAGCTGTACCGGTCCAAACAAGAGCGTTTTGTGTTTGATTTTGATCATCTACATTTGTAGCAGTAGTTGCATTTACCGCATCTGTAGAATTATTTATAGGGTTTGCTGCAGATGCTCCCGGATAAAATGTTGAAATATCTGGCATAGCTTTATGTTATTGCCCAACCAAATGTTCCATTAACATATAGACATCTAATTGGTTGATTATTTGTAATTGTTATCGATTGGCTTACACCTTCTATTGTTGCTGAAGCAATTGTTACAGTAGCGGTTCCCACTTTCTTAAGCACAACTTCATCACCCGCATTTAAGCTTATGCTTGGCAATGTTACAGTATAATTAACACTACCATCTAAAATATTAACAGAGTTAACATTTAATGTAGCTGTCGTACTTATTACGTTTCCTGTTGCGTTGGTAATTCCTAGAAGACCAGCGCTTGGTAAATCTATTGTTAGTCCCATTAGCTAATTCCATTTATTACCCAACCGTTTGCAGCATCAGTATAATACAATTCAAAAGATGAGGTTGATTCATCGAGCACTAAAGTGTTTGCTCTCATTATTTTTTCAGATCCGTTAGGATTTATTGTCCAAGTATATGTTGGCACAGCATAATTGCCATTGCTATCAAAAGCTGACATATTGGTAACTTTTATACTATCACCTTCATTACCAGCTGGTAAAGTTAGTGTGCTATCTGACGTTATGTTACTTAATATGTATAAATTCCAAACAGCTGCTGTAGTGCTGGAAGTTAAAGCTCCACCATATGCATAGCCTTGCTTTATTACAACCTGCCCATTAGCTGGCGCTGTAATTTGTAAATTATCAAAGTTTATTGAATTTACAGCAACATCAACTAAAGCATTATAATCATATGTAGCGCCATTAGCCGTGGCTAATATTTGCAGTGCATTATGAGACACTTCTTTAGTAGAGGGGTCAAATTGCAAATAGCTTGATTTTGAAGCTTGCGGTATATCATTTAACTTTAATACTTCGGAATTAATATTTACTTCGCTAGTATTAATTGTTAGTATACCATCGCCCTGCTTACCAAATGTAACTGTTAAATTAGATTCATTTACAGCTACTATTTGATATATATTTACAGACGTATCGTTTATTAATCCGTTCACAGATGGAAAAGCTGCTACATAAGTATCTTCCACAAAGTATAAAGCTTGTGTGGAAGGCGTAGCATCAAATATAGTTTCCATAGTCGTAAAGTCAGATTGAGACAATACAACAGAAGTATTACCTGATGTAATATTAATGCCTGCTATTGTAGCCGGCGAAGTTGCGGCCTGGAATAAAGCACCATTACTTTGACGTATACCATAAAATAATCTTCCAACAGTAATGCTACCAGAAGGTCCAGCTAATTGCTCTGAAAGCCCAGGCAGTGCAGCCGCAACACCTGAAGCTAACTCAGGAAGATTAAAGTAATCATCACCAATTTGTAATTGAGAAAGAAGCCCTTGTTCTGTTAAACCAGAAATACTCGCTGGGTTGCCCTCAATTGGTTTTATTTGTGCTCCAGTTTCAATACCTGATGAATTCTGTAAAGATACGCCAGAAGCGCCGTAAACAGCTCGTGTGCCATCTGTAGCAATAGCGGTGAATTCATTTTGCCCCATTATTGTTCTGCCGTCAGCAGCGTCTGTATTTGAATCTCTAACAATATCATTTGTAAATCTAGTATTATTAGATACAATGGTATTACCATTACCTGATATTGTTAAGTTTGATCCGTCTGTTGCTAAAGTAACATTAGGATCTGTATCTCCAAATACAATAGATGATTCGCTGTCTTTTACATTTATAGGGCCGTGCACTGTTAATGATCTTGGATCATTGTTTGGATTATCAGTACCAATAACTACATCACCCGAATCAATAATTAAATCTCTAGTAATTTTTAAATCACCAATTACTTGAGTTTCAATTTGTTGCACACCGGTTAAAAATGTAAATTCAGTAAAAGCCACTTGGCCACCAGAATATACTTGATCTAAAGTAACATTAAAGCACCAATCCGTATACTTTGCGTTGCCATTTACAGTATATTGTGTAACATTAGGCTCTACAGAAGCGGAAGTAAATGTAGGTGCATTAAATGAAGTAACGGTGCCTGTATAGGTTACCCCACCAAGAACACCGGTAAACGTTGCTGAATTATTTGCAAAATCAGCTAAGTCATAATCTAAAGCAAATTGCCCGTCATTATAATCTCTAATAACTAAAAATACTTGACCTGTACCAAGTGTGTTAAGATATATATCACACCCTGTATTAGTTGTTGCATCTTTTAAAACAACATTTGTAAGTACAGAACTTGAAAGTGTTCTTATTAAAGATTTTTCGTAGGCATTGCCTTCTCTATTTACAGAAAGAGAAAAGCCAAGGGGCACTACATCAGTGATTTTACTTTCAGTAGAATCACTTAATATATAGTCCTTAAGGCTATCTATCGTATAATTTTTAGTTGCTAATGCGGAACTTGAGTTGGCATCAGTGCCTAAAAGCTTATCGCCACCTTCTACAAGAGAGTCTATGGTGTACGTACTGATTCTTGCCATTATTTATTTTTTAATAAAGTTCCGTTACTATTGTTTTTTACTTTTCTTGTTATAGGATCCATACAGCTGCATTTTCCAGAACAACCGCATAAATTTTTACCATCTCCTAATAAGCTTACTTTTTTATTTTTCATGATCTTATGCGTCTGTTATTAATGCTGCTACAACTCCATTCACTTTAATAGTATCGCCTGTAGCAAATTTGTATTCTTGTTTTATACCTTCAGGCGTTTTAAATACAATTATAGAATAATCGTTACCGCCACTAGTTACAGTAATTGTAGCTGTAACACTATTTGGTCTTACTTTTACGTCGTAAACTAAATTACCTACGGTTGTATCATATAAACCGTTAGATAGTTTAGCAGGACCGTTTGTCATAAATTCTCTTAATACAACGCCAATGACTTTAACGCCATTAGCAGGCACAGCTGAAGAGTAAGTAACCTCACCTGTATTTGCATCAATTGAAGGAGTTATAGCTAAAAATCCCATTTTTTATTTTTTTTGTTTGTTAAATTTTTTTATTGCTTGGCTATATACTTTATCTATATAGCTATTTCTTTTCATGATTACATTGCGCTTAGTTGACTCCGGTAAATCTTCTTGACCAATTAATATCTTATATATTCTATTAATTAATATTTTACCTTTATAACTAATTTTATATTTATTATGATCACCAACTCTTCCCTTACCTGTATGCACTTTATCTACCCATCCTTCTTTTTGTAAACGATAAAATCTAGTTTTATCCCACGAATAATATAAAGTACCATCTTTAAAATCGTCAATAGTAAAATATATTATAGGATCTAAATAAAATAGTAATTCTAAGTCAGCTACACTTAAATCATTATTCTTACAGGCCCAGCGAGAAACAAGCCTATAGTTTTTAAGAAAATCTACTTTTAGTTCACCTCTTTCTACAAAATCGGATCGGTCCATTACAAAATAGCAACAACATCACGAAGCTGGATAACTTTAAATATTGTTCCCGCGCTTTCAACATTGTGCCCAGCTATTTTATCGTAAAGTATTTCTTGATCTTTTTGTATTGCTTCAGGGCCCGATGACACCACGATACCTTTTTTGTATCGTAGATCGTCTCTATGCTTTTCAGCTAGCTCCAGTCCGCCGGAAGTTTTTGTAATATTTTCTTCTATTTCTTTGACTATCAAATAGTTACCTACAGCTTTCATTCTTCACGTATATTACTGATTACACAATCGGTCGATAATATAGTAGAAGCAACAGATACAGAATTATTTAAAGCGGTTTTTGTGACCATTAATGGATCAACAATACCTTTTTTAATCATATCTTCTTTCTGTCCGCAAGTAACATCAATACCTTCTCCCCACTTGTTTAGTGTATAAGCAGAAGGATCTAAGCCTGCATTTGTAAGTATTTTGGTAAATGGTGCTGCAAGTGCTCTACTGAGTATTTCTACGCCAGTTAAAAAACCGGCGGTACCTTTAAATTCCCAATCCGCTGCTGCAGCATAAGCTAAAGCACTGCCGCCGCCAGGAAGAATGCCTTCTTTCTTAGCCGCACGTACAGCGTGTATAGCATCATCTACTCTGTCTTGTTTTTCTTTTAACTCAACTTCAGTGTCAGCACCAACATATATTACAGAAACACCTCCTGATAATAATGCAAGTCTGTCATTTAAATGCCGAGTCATAACGTGATGGTCTTCTTTTTCAAGAACAGATTTTAAATACTTAATTCTTTCCTGCACTTCTTCAGGCTTGTTTTCAACAATAAGTACAGTACCATCTTTATCTGAGATAGCCTTATCGGCTGTTCCTAGCATGTCAGGGGTGATTGCATCAATTGAATCACCCAGGCTTTCGTCAAAAACTTTAGCCCCGACAAGCAACGCAAGATCATCTAGTATATCTTTTCTCTTAAGTCCAAAACTAGGTGGATCTACAACGTTGACTTTAATGTTGCCCTTTACTTTATTCATAGACAGTGCAGCTAGCGGCTGCGATTCTAATGGGGCAACTAGGAGTATAGAGCGATTGGACTTTATCGCATACTCCAGAATATCTTGGATTTTACGCATATTTGGTATATCCGATGCGCTAATAAATACAAGAGGATTCTCAAGTTCAGTTATTTCTTTTTCGGCATTAGTATAAAAATGCGGACTTTTAGCCGTACTACCTATTTTAGTTCCTTGTACAGAGGTAACATAAGTTTCATTGCTTGGCGATGTTTCCATTGCCACCACGCCATTATTACCGGCTTCAGTAAATGCTTTAGCTATGGTTTCCCCTAGCTCTACATCATTATTAGCAGAAATAGTTGCAACTTGAGTTAATTGCTTATTTTTAACAGGAATTGCTTTCTTATTAAGTATATTAATGATATGGTCTTTATAAGCTTCCATACCGGCTTTAATATCCCTAAAAGAATGCTTTTCGCCCTTTTTAAAATAATAGTTTTCAATAATAGCTTTTGTTAAAACTATAGATGTTGTTGTACCATCTCCGGCCACAGTAGCTGTTTTTTGGGCAGCTTGTTTCATCATAGATACCGCTAGGTTTTCTACCGGACTCTGTAATAAAATACTGTTAGCGACGGTTACACCATCTTTAGTAACTTGAGGACCACCGAAGTCGTCTTCTATAATAACAGTTTTACCGCTAGCTCCTAATGTGGAGCCTACGGCATTAGCTATTTTATTTATTCCATTAATTAGTTTCTCCTTAGCCTCACCATCAAAATACATTTTTTTGACAAGTTTAGGCCCACCAAATTGTGCCATTTAATTAGATTTAATTTAATTTATTATATTAGCAGTTCCATTTACGCCTAGCAGCTCTACCTCTTTCTGAAGTCCAGCCTTTAGATCTCGCACAGAATGATTTTCTACGCTTTGCTGCTTTACTACCTTTTTTAAGCTTTGAAGGCGGAGTGGTTACCGCGGTTTTAAGCTTGCTGCCTGGATTATCTTTACGATATTTAGCAACACCTTTTGCAGTCATACCACCACCAGCTTTAGCTCCTCTACCTCCTCCTTTTTTTACTTTAGAGTAATATCCTAAAGATTTCTTTTTTGATGGAGCAGGCGGTTTTCGCCGAGTAGTTTTTTTAGCAGGCATTATTCTTTACCTTCTTCTTCTTTTTTCTCTTTTTTGCCTACAAATTTTTCTCCAGCTGATTTACCACTATCAAAAGATGAAGACATACTTTCGTAGCTATCTCCAGAGCTTGCTTTAGTAGCTTCTGCATTAGCAGCTTCGCTAGCATACATATCGCCTGGCTTAATTATTGGGCCATCTGCGTATTTATACATAGGTGCTGATTTTAATAATCCGGTTTGTTTATCGCTCATGATTCCAGGGGTGTCTTTTTCTTTAGATCCCATGGCCATCTTAAAATAAGGTGAACCTTTCATAATATTATTTACGTTTTATTAGTTTTCTTTTTTCTCTTTTTGTTCCTTTACCGTCGTTACCACGGTTTTTCTTTATTGATTTAAACTTACTATCCTTATGATCGTAGTCTTTACCAGTCAGATTTAAACCCGCCTTCTTAGCAGCTCTACGTTTCTTTTGGCTATCTGCACGCTTTGCTTTACGATCTCGCGCATTAGCATATCGCAAATCCCTTTTTGCTTTAGCCGCTCTGGCTTTTCGGGTTAACTTCTGACTCATTTTTTATCTCGTTTACTATCGACCTCTTCGCGCAACTTACTTATGTCGCGCATAGAGTATTCGATATCTTTCATGGCTGCTTGAAATTCTACTGTCATTTTTTGCACGTCTTCTTCAAGCTTGCGCTGAGCAGGCCATGTATACTTCTGCTCATTTTCTTTTAACTTCTTTACAGCCGTTGCATTTGAATCAATCTTAGCTGATAAAGTGTAATAAGAACCTATTATAGATGCAAACAATGCACCTATGGTAATTATCTGACTTATATTTATTGAAAAGTCGGCTTTTCCGTCACCATCAATATCTATGTTAGCCATTACTTTTTATTTAATATTGCTTTAGCGGCAATTCTATCATCAAAATCAAGAGCAGCTTTAAGAACTATCTTGTCCATTATATCGTCTTGATTTTTTAGTATTTCTCTTTGTAGTTCAATTACCATTCCTTCTAAGTCATCTTTTGACTTAATAAGTAATTCAATCTGGTGGTCTCTTTTAGCTATATCGCCTTTAAGAGCATTTATATCATCAGGTTTGGTTCCAGTAATTGCACTTATTACAGTAGGTATAGACGCAGCTACAGTACCTATAAGGATCATAACAACCTCTTTATTTCCTTCCAATACTGGAAACTGCAGTAAAGTAATTATAATACCCACCACAAATAAAAATATAAATAAAGAACCTATATATGATCTAATCTCTTTAGCGACGCCGTTTTTTGGTAGTGTCATTCTTTTTTGCTTTAGTCGTTTTTCTTCTTATTTGAGAAGTCTTTCTTCCCATACCAACTCTTTTCTTTTCAGCTACCGCACGCTTTTTTTCCGAAGGTGACATCTCACCCCAGGTTTTTACCGTTTTGCCGGACACCCGTTTCGATGGTCGGCATTTTTTGGTATTTTTATTTTTAGTTGAACCGCAAGGATTACCCTTTTCGTCAGTCCATTTTTCTTTAAACCAACGTTTGAGCGCTAATCCCTTTTTGGTTTTGCGCACAGCCATTACTTTTCAATTACACCTCTACCAATTAATACGTCTTTTTGTGTAATCTTGCCATCACCAGACAGATCAGTAAGCTTAGCTAAGGGTGATTTTGAATGCCCGCAAGGTGTGCTTTTTGGGTTCATTCCTTTAGCCCCTAAATTTTGTGGTCCTAATCCCATTTTTTTATTTTTTAGATTTATTTTTTCTACATTTGGCTATTGCACCAGAAGCATAAGCCGATGGAAATACATCATACCTTGCTTTTACGCTGTAGTAGCAGCTATCTTTAAGAGGAAAAGGAGAAGCCAGGTTACTCCCAGCTCTCCTTCTACTCGATCTTCTTCTAGTTTTTGCCATTCTTTTTAAATGTTTTTACCACAACTGGCCCCTCTATTAATTTAAGCTTACGTTTGTAATGCTCGATTGAGGAGTCAATTGCTCTTTCTGTACCTTCAATGGTTTCACGGCGAGTGATATCTGCCCACTCCCCGGCATTATCGAACTCCGCTTGGTAGTACCCATTCGGTAATTCAGTGATCCGCCAGTTAGTCTTGTCTGCATGGCGTTTCCACAGTTCGATGGTTTCGTTGGAAATTTTCGGTTGCACCTGTCTAGATGCCTGGTAATAAAAATAAGTCATAGGTTTTTGGTTTTATAGGTTATATATGTTGCCCCGTATTACTTTTAGTTCAAAAAAACAACATATTAAGTATTCTGCATCAAATACTGTACAGAACGCCCGATATTATTTATGCCCCGGGCCTAGCATATATAGGTATAGTTGTTGTGCTAAATGCACTTCGTGTTCATTGTCGATGCAAACATCCTGAGTAATCTCTTTGTATGTTGCATATTTAAGGTCTCTCGTTGCGCTACATCCCGCTAAGAATATCAGAAGGACGAGCATTATATTTAAGGTTTTCATAAGCGTTTGTGTGTGCCTTTATGGCGTCAGTTAGTTTGTCCACAGACTTACGTATCTCTTTAAGCTCGTTTCGGATACCATTAGCCTTAATGTGGGTATATTCTTTACTCATTGAAATAATAGTGAATTAAATTAAAATATGTTACAAATATAGAGGTATTGTGTTATACATATGTATATGATAACCAGCTTGTTAGGAAAGTCATATTATAAATAGCCCCTATATTGTTAGTTTTACAATGATTTTGTTACAATATTTACAGTAATTACAATAAATTGTCACTAATAATGCAATCATAACACATTGATATACAGTTATATTGTTAATATGTCGATCATTGTACTAGTTCGTCGCAAACTTTGCAATGATTTGTACATTTTATTGTTACATATACATACAAACGGTGTTATACCTGTATTATACACAATTCTATATTAATGTTTTATAGTATTTACTTTTGTTATTGCATTATATTCAATGAATTAATAGTTGTATTGAATAGTTTACAATGTTTATTTAAATACTTTAAACATATAATGTTATACATTATATTATAGTGCAATATTTTCAAAAAGGGACATTTTGTATTTAATTAATAAAAAGTACACAACAAATATTATTATAAAGTGATAATATAAATGTAAATAAAATATAAGAATAATGTTAGAAATTATTAGGAAAGAGTTAAAGTTATTAAAAAATATCAACTATTATGGAAGTAAAAACCAAATAGAAAATGAAAACTTAATAGTAAGATTTGCTTTCAAAGATTTAGGAGTAGAAATGGAATATAATGAAGCTTTAGAAGAGTTTTATAAAAGATGTGAATATTTTTATAAATTAGAATTAATCTAAAAAGTACACTACAAACTTTATAACAAAGTGATAATATAAATGTAAATAAAAAATAACAATATGTCAAATTTAGCAAAATTAAAAACTAATCACTACAAATCAAAACTTATAAATACTAAAAAGTTTAAATTTAATAACAACAAATATATAGGTTTTAAAATAAATGATTTACTAGAATTCAAATTCTACTTAAAAGAAGATAACTTAATTGAATTTACAAATAAAGGTTTTAGTTTTATTAATGTTGAAAATATTCCAAAAAGTACACTACAATATTTATAATAAAGTGATAATATTAATGTAAATAAAATAGTAAACATGAAAAACAAAATAAAATTCATTAAAAATTATATTAAAAACACACATAATGAAAAAGATCTTAAAGATTTACTAACATTTAGTGTAGAAGAAATAGACGAAATATATAATGAAATTATTGAAATGAATAAATAAAAAATTAGAAATTATGAAAATGTTTAAAGTAATTAAAACTACAAGTTGGAAAGATAAAAATGGAAATGTACGTCCGTTCGTTAAGTATATGAAAAGTGATAGTATTGAAAAAGTTATAAAACATTTTGGAAGTGACAATATATTTTTAGTAGAAGAAGTATAAAATAAAAATATGGAGGTTTATACCAATTTTCTGATACCATATAAAAAACTGTTGAATGAGTGTGACAAAAAATAAATAAATATGAAACAATACTTTGTAAATGTAATAAATGATATGAAAGCAATTAAATTAACTCAACAACAAATAGATACAATCTATTTTACAGCAAAAAACTTTATAAAACATACAGCTGACGTAGACTCTATGTATGAATTAACAGACTTACAAAAAGTAGATTACAAAAATGAATTAGAAATCTTAGAAATATTTAGTAAATTATGATTATAACAAATAAATACACAGGTCGAGACGTTTCAAAAGAATTCCTAGCTTTAATGGAAGGAATTATAACAAACGATGAATTTGAATTACTAACAATGACTTTAAAATAAATAATATGAACTGGACTGAAGCAGATAAATTAGTACATGAATTTGGTGATGATGCTTGGTATGCTTTTCACCAAGGTGATATAAACGATCAAGATGATTTCTATACATTTCAAAACGAATGGCTTGACAATAAAGTTATATACAATTATGAATGTAAACTAATCATTGACAATTTAGATTATGATGTATTTCAAAATCATGATACATTTGGTCGAGCTAATAACTGGCAACAAGCTGCCTATTCAGCCTTATATGACTTATTAAATAACCATGACGATACCGTAAATTGGTATGAAATGGAAAAAGTACTTGAAACTGAATAAAAGTACACAACAAAATTAATAATACTGTGATAATATAATAAAATAAATAAAATGACAGCAGAAGATTTAGCCGACAAATTACAACCAGTTGTATTAGAAGAAATATATAATTTAATTGACTGGCAAATGGACGAAGAAATTGAAGAAATGGATGGAGATGAATATATGAAATTTCATAATGAAGTGTTTCAAGCATTATTAAAACAATTAAACAAATGAATATAACTAAAGAAATGATGGACGCTAAGCTAAAACAAATAGCTAAATTTGAAGAAAAATACGGTGTTGACCACGGTATTACTAATGTAAATGCAATGAAAAAATATTGTACCGATCAAAAATATAGAGATAGAGTACACGCTTTCAATAAAGCAAGCGTTAACACAATTAAACATTATTTAAAATTTGGATATTAATATGAAACAAATAACTGAACTAAATAAAATTGTTGACGACGCTAGAAACAAAATGCGTATTATTGAAAATCGTATTAACAAAGGCGGATTAACATTAAATGAACAAGAAACGCATTTAGCTTGGTATGAAATGAATCAGACTCGTGAGCGTAATGCTGTAAAAAAAATAAAAAATATTTTATGTATTTATTAAAAAGTACACAACAAAATAATTTTGATTGTGATAATATAAGTGAAGAAATTAAAGAAATGTTTAACCAATTACAAATTAACGATTATGAACAGTAATTTAAATAACTATTTAAACTATCAAGCAAAGTTTAAAAAAATGGATGAAAGTATTGACGAATTCGCAGTGCGTTACCAAATTGAAAAGCTTATACCTTTATTAGAAGAAGGTTTTGAATACGACGAAATCGTAGAATATTTTGCTGCAAAGCTTAGTAACTATATTGAATTTGAATACGAGTAAGATGGCCGGGAATAAGTTTGATACACAATTTGCTATACATAAGCCAAAGTTCTATAAATTAGTTTATCAAGATTTATATGACGAAGAGCGTACATTAATTGGTACACCATCGCAAGTAATAAATTATATATTAAACCAACAATTATGAAAAACTGGGTATTTTATGGCGAAAATGATAACGGCGCAAGAGTTATTCACTTTATTAAAAAATGCAAAAAGCCTGAATTAACAAGTGAGCGTAAACAAATGATGCAACACCTTGATAATTATGTTTATCAACGCGTAGGTTATATGTCAGCAGACGCTTGGAATGAAAATAATCAATATATAAAAATAAATGCTCAATATGAAATACTGTAGATGCGGCAACACAATGCCACAAGCAAGATTAGATTTAGGTTATAATAAATGTGTGCAATGTTCTGATACACAATTATATAGCTATGTTCCTATAATCGGTAGCAAACAAGTGTTAGAAATACAAGTCGTTGACCAAGCAACAAGTGCAGCAGTGCACCGATCTTGGCGACGCAAATAATGGGCGTGCCGGGTAAGTGCTGACAAAGTTCGAAAGTACACTATCAGCAAACGGAGGTTCGACTCCTCCCACGTCCACAAAAGTAATATTAGTGAAAACCGCGTAGTAAGGCATTACTCAGAGAAGCATTAATATTACACCGAGGGAATGCTGACGAGCAATAATACTAGTTAAAAAGACAGGTAATGTGCTGCGCCCTCGGTATCTTATATAGAGTCAAAAAACCGACGTACCTCTTGCAAGGGTGAACGAAAAGCAATGGTGAGACTCAGCAAGTATTACTGGACTAAAGTACAGATAAAAATCCACCAGTCTGTGCACTTGCATTTTTTAGCGTGGTAGAGCAGTGGCCAGCTCGCAGGGCTCATAACCCTGAGGTCGCAGGTTCGAATCCTGCCCACGCAACTAACTTTTTAAATTAAATATAATGATTGAAAAACTAGCTGAGCTACTAAATGTAGCACAAATTACTGACGACTATCGAGGCTATCCCGATCTTGAGATTAGCACTTGGAATACAGCTGATGGCTATGAGCTAACCGTTATGACAAATGATCATAAAAATATTGATTGGGAATATGACACGTATTATTATGAACCAGACTTTGATACTATTATTGATCGTATTAAAGAAACTGCTGACGCAATTGGTGGTGGTGAAGCTATAATATATGTTGATGATATTGAAAGTCGTTTGCCGGAATATGAAGTAAATGATTATATTGAACGATATGAAAATGAATAAACAATATTATGACGATCGCATTGAAGCAATGATTATATCTAAAGTTGCTACACTGCGTTTAGATATTCGCGACAAGTTTAGAGCACGGCACCACGAGCAATGGCCCGAATTGCTATACACTGAAATTGCTGGCAATATACGTAATTTGCGTATGTGGCAATATTTAGCTTCAATTATTGATAACCATCATTTTGATAAACTTAAATACAAAACACCTATTGAACCTTATTCAGTTTATATAGCTAAACAATTAACAAATGACGCCTGAAGAAATAGACGAAATAGCCAAAAAAATGGCTAGAATTATATTAGAGCATATAATTCAATACTTTGATAAAACAATTAAAGTGTGGGATCCTATGCCCCCTGAACAATTTTTCCATCAAAACGTTGATGGTTTTGGTAATATTAAAAATACTTCTCAAAAAGATATATTATTATTACAATTGCAGCAGCTTGATTCTCAAAGACAAAAGCTTATTAACGAAGAAAAATACGAATTATTAATTGAATTACAAGAAATATATGACAAAATCAAACAAGAATATGACAACCTTTAAACCCATGCTGGCTCACCCAGTATCCAAAACAATTGACTTTAATGAAACACACTTTGTTCAACCAAAGCTTGACGGAGTCCGTTGCTACATTACAAAAGATGGTGCATTTAGCCGAAACAATAAACGGTTCCACAATTGTAAGCATATACTCACTGAGCTTAAACCACTTTTTGCTGATAATCCTTATCTCATTCTTGATGGTGAGCTTTATAACCATAAGTTTAAAAATAATTTCAACAAAATAATTTCACTTGTTCGTAAGCAAAAACCTACGCAGCAAGACAAATTTGAAGCCGCTAGCTATTCACAATTTCATTGCTACGATTTATTTGAAGCAACAGGCTTTTCTAATGTTGATTTTATAGATCGTACTCTTGCAATTACAAATCTTAAAAGCAAGTACAAACTAAAATTTTTACACGAAGTTGAAACCAAAGTTATCTGGTCACAAGCTGACTTAAATAAATTCCATAAACAAAACAAAGCAAACGGCTATGAAGGCTCTATACTTAGACAAAACAAACCTTATGAACAAAAACGCAGTTACACACTACAAAAAGTTAAAGACTGGTCAGATACCGAGATCACGGTCACTGGCTATATTGAAGGTCAAGGCAAATTTAAAAACGGGCTCGGTAAATTTCTCGGCACCGATAATAATGGACTCGCTGTAGAAGTACCTTGGCCCTCACTTACAATTCCAGAACGCAAACGTATCTGGTCTATCCGTAAAAGCTTGATTGGCAAGCAATTAACGTTCGAGTATTTCGAACGTACACCCGGTGGTGCATATCGTTTTCCTCGAGCAAAAGCATTTCGTAATTATGAATGAAATAATATTAAGTTTATTGGTAACGGTTACAATATACCATGCTGACCCAAAGCAAACCGACGATACTCCATTTATAACAGCATCTAATTCTGTTATTGATAGCCTAAATCCAGCAAAGCATCGCTGGGTAGCTGTGTCACGTGATCTTGAAAAATATGGTTTTACATTTGGTAAAAAAATATTAATTGAAGGTATTAATGATGAGCTTGATGGTGAATGGGAAATACAAGACCGTATGAATAAAAGGTGGGAAAAGCGCATTGATCTTTTAGTTAATAAAAATCGTAAATGCTGTAAATGGGATAATATAAAAATAAGTTTATTAAAATGAAAACAATTAAATTAAGAAATACTATAACAAACAAAGTACACGAGTTTAAACCTTATGCTGTTGGTGATATACCAAATAGTTTTGATAAAAATAAAACTTTGCATTTTAAAAAGAATGGTTTAACTTATATTGAAAAAGTTGATTCATTTTGGAATTACGTATGAATATATTTTATTTACATAACGACCCTAAAAAAGCAGCAAGCTACCATTATAATAGGCATGTAGTTAAAATGCCCTTAGAAGCTGCTCAAATGCTTTGTACGGCGCATCATGCATTAGGTGAAGAGTATGATTATGATACTTCTTATATACCATATAAAAAAGTACACGTTAATCACCCCTCATCTATATGGGTTCGCAGTAATGCTGAAAATTATGTATGGGCTTATCAATATATGATGGCTCTTGGCAAAGAGTATACTCGTCGCTACGGCAAAGTTCATAAAACAATTATGACTTGCCGCGATTTGCTATACACGCTGCCTAAATATATACCAATGCAAAACTTCACTGAGCCCCCTCAATGCATGCCAGATGAATACAAGGTTGAAAATAACAGTATTAAAGCATACTGGAATTATTATATTTACGATAAAAAACGAATTATAACTAAAGCTGAAAACGCATATGAAAGCATACCAAATATATAAGCATCTTATAAAAACAAATGTTTTTAATATTAAATCAAAAATTGATCAACAAAGAAAGAATAAAAACAAAAAATGAAAAACTTTAATAAGAAAATATATGCATTAAACATATCTTCTTTACAGAAAGTTAAAAGTGACATACCTAAAAAATACTTTAAATTAGCATTTAACATTGCGCACAGTTTTTCAAAAGAATACGCTGCAATAGGCGTTATGAATATTAATGATCTTATGCAAGAATCTTTTTTAGCATTAATTAAGTCTTGGAAAAATATTAAATGGGATTACATTAATGAAATTGAAAATGAACTTGATCGTAAAAAAGCCATTACTAAATATATTAAAAAAAGTGTAACTGGCTTAGTTAAAGATGAAATAAAGAAAAATTTAGATGGCACTAAAAAACCTATTAAAGGTATTTGGGATAATGAAACAAAAACGCGTCGCACAGATGCAATGGGTTTTTTAACAGTATTATTTCCGCACTGGTTTGATACTAATGTTTTAACTTTAATTGAAGATGAGGTATATGATTATGAGTATGAAAAACTTGCGGAGTTTTTTGACGGATGGCTAAATAAGCATTTACCAAAATACCGCGAGATGATGCTTATGCTATACGGAATTGACGACGTTTATTCAAAAGCAAAATCAATTTCTGATATTGCTATTAAATTTAGAATGACACCTGAGGCTGTTAAAAAACAAAAGCAACGTTTATTAAAAAGATTAAGATCTAACGAACAGGCGCTTAATGAGTTAGCTTTTTATGTTGCAACAACAGGTATTAAATCTTCTTCGCAGGTTTACGACTACGCTGAAAAAAAATTAAAAATTTATGCTGATTAGCGTCCCATTAAAATAATTTTGCACTATATTATATATACCTATGAAACAATTTAAAACACAATATAAGCTTATAAATAACAATATAGATGTTATGCCTTATATTAAACATAGTAATGATGCTGTTAGCATCGATTCAAACTTAAAGATGAAAGAAGCAAACTATTCTGTTAATCATGTTAAAGCTGTTTCTTCATCTAAATATATTAATCTATCTTTAAATAGATTGACTGGTAAAGGCGTTAATCTAAAAAATAAAATATGGAATGAATATGATTGTATTAACGGATATGATGATGTAAATACCGGCTACGGTAAATTAACTAAAGCATATAAACGTAGGCTAACTAAAAAAAATAACATAATTTACGACTTATTAAACTAAAGTACACAACAAATCATGGAAACAAGTGATTATATAGATGACAAAGTAAGTTATGTTATTGGCGATGGTATTATAACTTACTATAAAAACGGATTATATTACAAACATAAATTTATATCAAATGACAATTCAAGAAAAATTAAGTCTAATTCAACAGGAATTTAAAGCTAAAAAGTCCCGTTACAATTCTTTTGGTAAATACAATTTCAGATCTGCTGAGGACATACTGGAAGCATTGAAACCTATTAATGAAAAATACAAAGTGTATTTTACAATTGAAGAAAGAGTAAGCGAGATTTCAGGCTTACCAATTATACATTCAGTTGCTACTATACACGATGGCGATCAAAAAATTACCGCTACTGCAATTGTTGGTGTTGATTTAAATCAAAAGGGTATGCAAGTACCTCAGCAATTTGGTTCAGCATCTTCTTATGGTAAAAAATATGCGCTGGGTAATTTATTATTGATTGACGATACAGCTGATTCAGATGCTACTAATGACCACGGATTTGCTAAGAAGGTAAATACATTAGAAAATAAAATAATGGCTTCTAAAAAGCCTATAATTAATTCAAAAAATATTGATCAAGCTAAGAAGTTTTTAAAAAACGGAGGCTTGCTTAAAACTCTAGAAGATAAATATAACATTGAAGCTAACGCTTTAGAACAATTAAAGAATGGATAATAAAGAGATTATAGAAAAATTGCGTGATGATGAGAATTATTACGGTGAGTTCGGTCGGACATACTTAAGTAATTCTGATATATACGCACTATTGAATAATCCTCTTGATTTTAAGAAGCAAAAACCAAAAACAACCGCTTTAGTCGTTGGCGGTTACTTTCACACTTGTATTCTCGAGCCACATAAGCTGGATAAATTTAAGATTTCTAAATCTAAGACTCGTAATACAAAAGAATATAAAGAACTATCAGATGGCGATATTTGTTTACTTGAAAAAGAAGCAGACGAAATACAACTCATGCGTGAAATTGTTTTAGATAATGATTTATTTAAACAATTAATACAAGATGGCGATGTTGAATACGAGAAGCCCGGAATAGTTGAGCTTGAGAATATGATGTGGAAAGGTAAAGCTGATATTGTAAATCATTCAGAACAATTAGTTATTGATTTGAAAACAACAGGAAATATAAATGCATTTTCTAGTTCAGCTTACAAATTTAATTACGACAGCCAAGCTTATATTTATTCTAAAATGTTTGGTTATGAATTAATATTTTTAGTAATTGACAAAAACACTCATCAACTTGGATTGTTTGATTGTTCAGATAGATTTATACAATCAGGAGCAAATAAAGTTGCTAAAGCAGTTCAAATATATAATGAATTTTTTGTTAATGATGGCGCTGATATAAGCCAATATTATATATCAAAAACACTTTAATTTATTGTTTAATTTAATTTTTATTATTATGCCAAGAACACGTAAAAGAACCTGTGATGTAACTGGAGTTACAACTAGTGAAAGAAATTTCTACAACAATCAGTCTCATGTTAAAGCAGTTGATAACATGCGTAGACTAACAGGTGCTAACAAAGAACAATTAAGAAGAATGTTTAATCAAATATCTACTTATTAATGGCAAGTATTATTTCAGGCAGTATTGATTTAACCAAAATTGATAAAGCCAAAATTTATGAAGGTAAGAAGGGTAAGTATTATCCTGTTACTGTTGTGTTAAATGATGAGCCCGGTCAATATGGTGACTCGGGTTATATTATGACAGAGCAAACTAAAGATGAACGTGATGCTAAAACAGCAAAACAATATCTTGGTAATGTAAAGGTTGTATGGACTAATGGTCAGAATGTTGATACAGCAGAAAAGCAAGCACCTCAACAATCAAATGTTGATATGTTACAAAGCATATCATCTGAACCAGATTTACCATTCTAATGATTGACGAGGATTATATTTATATTCACAAAGACGAAGACGGTAATTTAATTACAATCGAAGATTAATATGAATACTACAGAGATTAACGGTTTTGAAATTGATAATTTCAATCAATATGATCTGCAGGTTGGCAAGCGAGAGGGTGTATGCCCTCTTTGCTCGCACACCAGGCAGCCCAAAAATCAAAAAGCTAAATGTGCTATGTATGATTGGGAACGTGGTCTCGGTACTTGTATGAATTGTAATGAAGTTTTTCAATTACATACTTTTAAAAGAAAATCTGATAAATTGAAAGAATATACCAAACCAGAATGGAAAAATAATACTCAGCTAAGTGATCGAGTAATTAAATGGTTTGAGAGCCGCGGTATAAGTCAAAACACTTTAGTTAAAATGAAAGTAACTGAAGGCGTTGAGTTTATGCCACAAACCGGTAAAAATGAAAATACAATTCAATTCAATTACTTTATAAATAACGAATTAATTAACATAAAGTATAGAGATGGTAGGAAAAATTTTAAACTGGTTAAAGGAGCCGAAAAGGTATTTTACAATATTGATCGGACTATTGGGCATGACTATATGGTTGTGGTGGAAGGCGAAATTGATGCTCTTTCTTTTGTTGAAGCTGGTATTGACTCTGTTGTATCAGTACCAAACGGAGCTACTATTAATAATACTAACCTTGACTACTTGGATTCCTGCATTGATTATTTTGAATCAAAAGAAAAAATCATACTCGCAGTTGATGAAGATGAGGCGGGATCTGCACTTAAGCAAGAGCTTATTCGAAGACTTGGAGCAGAGAAATGCTTTACGGTTGAGTTCAATACATGTAAAGATGCTAACGAGTTTATTATTAAACACGGGGGTAGTATGCTTGCTGCTGTTATTAATAAAGCTAAGCCTGTTCCAATAGAAAATGTAGTAACTTTAAAAGATATAAATGAAGAACTTGAAGAATTTATTTACGAAGGCTTTAAACCTGGGTATCAAATCGGCCTTGATAACTTTGATAACATATTCTCTACATACACAGGCCAGTTCATCACCGTTACAGGGGTTCCTAGCAGTGGGAAGTCTGATTTTGTTGATAGAATGGTGGTGGGATACTACTTAAAATACGGTTGGAAAACTGCATTTGCTTCGCCTGAAAACAAACCAACTTTTTTACATACTCATAAATTGATTAGAAAGATTGGTGGTTGGATGCCAAATAAAGATGATATTGGAACAGATAAATGGAATAATGTTATATCAAAAGTTAATGATAATTTTTATTTTATTGAGAATGAAAGATATGATCTTGATGCTGTTTTAGCTAAAGGTGCTGAGCTTGTAAAACGTAAAGGTATTAAATGTCTAGTTATAGATCCTTACAATAAAGTTAAAATGAATGGTTCAAGTGCAATGAGTATACCCGACGCAACTATGGAATACTTAACAAGAGTTGAAGCTTTTGCTAAAAAATATGATGTGCTTGTAATAATAGTTGCACACCCAACTAAAATGTATAAGAAAGATGACGGTACGATTGATGAACCGACTATGTATAGCATCAAAGGTGGAGGTGAGTGGTATGATGCGTCTTATCACGGATTATTGGTACACCGTAATTACGAACAAAAAACTGTTAAAGTAAAAGTGCTAAAAGTTAAGTTTCAAAATTTAGGTGAAAATCAAGCGGAAGCACATTTTAAATGGGATCATACAAGTGGTGACTATATGCCATTAGCGGAAACAACAATAGATGCAATGCCATGGGAAGTGGGTTAAAAAGGAAATCTAATTATAAAGGCTTAAATACAGGATTTGTTGCAGATGAAGAGCAACTAAAATGGGATGATTACTGTATAAAAAATAATATACGTATAAGCCCTGTTCCTACTCAACAAGGAATGTATCCAGAAGAATGGCGTATTGCTATTAGTGTTGGGCCATACAAACGCGGAGAAAAACCATATTTATCTCCTAATATTTATATATCAGATAATATATGGCAAGAATTATATAATATGAAGAAATACTATTATGATAAACGGACTGGATGAATATAGAGGATTATTATCAGGAACACTCCATAGCGGAAAACAAAAAGAAGATAGAACAGGAACTGGGACAATCTCTGTCTTTGGAAGAGTATTTAGGCATGATATGTCTTTGGGGTTCCCATTATTAACAGCAAAAAAAATATATTTTAATCATGCAATTACGGAATTACTATGGATACTTGCGGGACGTACTGATCTTGCTTACTTGCACGAACATGGTGTTAATTATTGGGATGATAATTATAACCAATCAGGTAGAACAGACGGAACTTTGGGCCCTGTTTATGGTAAGCAGCTCAGGAGCTTTAATGGTGTGGACCAGTTCTTTAATGTTCTCCAGCAAATTAAAAACAACCCAAGCTCGCGGCGCATTATGGCAAGCTTATGGAACCCTAATGATCTCAGCGATATGGCACTTCCTCCCTGCCATTATGGTTTTCAAATATATATTAACAACGGTAAATTAGATTTAAGCTGGAATCAAAGATCGGTTGATATGTTTCTTGGACTGCCATATGATATTGCAATGTATGGATTATTATTAGAAATGCTTGCTAAAGGATTTGGATATAAACCAGGAAGTTTAATTGCTTTTTTAGGCGATTGCCATATTTATAATAATCACGTAGATCAAGTAAAAGAATATTTATCGCGTGAAGATAGTGAGCTACCAACTTTAAAATTAAAGAAAGGTATTACACTTGATGAAAAGTTAAGCAGGGTAGCATGGGTACCAACTCATGAAGATATTGAGCTAACTAACTATAACCCACAAAAACCAATAAAAGCACCACTAGCAACATAATGTATTATATATATCATATACCCGGAAGAAAAATTGGTTGTACTAAAAATTTACAACGAAGAGTTACCGAGCAACAAGGTTATAAAGAAAATGAATATGAAGTATTACTTGAAACAGAAGATATAAATGAAGCGTCAAATGCTGAGTCTATATTGCAAGAAGAATACGGATATAAAAAAGATTTAAAACTTTATAAGAATTTATTTAAAAAGAAAATGAAAAAACATACATCATCAGATGCTACCACTACGTTTAAAATACCTAAGTCGGATTTAAATGGAGCATTTTTAGCAGACTTAGAAATAGACACTCCTTATGGAAAATTCAAACTTGATGCTCAAGATAAAATTGATTGGGTTATTAGTAATTCTTATACTAGTCAGTTTGGACCTTCAACCTGTTATATTTATAATAAAGCTATGTCAGAAGCTGGGGCTTTTCAAAAATATGTAGAATCAAATGATATTATTATAAATGATATTATTATATTTGATAAAATAAGAAAATGGGCAGAT